CGACTGCCCCCGCTGCGGTCCCGGGCTACCCTCCGCCCCCGACTGGCCCCGCTGCGGTCCCGGGCTACCCGCCGCCCCCGACTGCCCCCGCTGCGGCCCCGGGCTACCCGCCGCCCCCGACTGGCCCAGAGCCGTCGCTCAACTCACGAGAGATCCGGGACTACAGCCAGGGCGCTCCGTTGATCCCGTTCGAGCTCGAATTCCAGGCGACGCTTCGGCTCGACACGCTCGTTCACAAGCACGGCTACAACGGGCCGCACTACTGCGCTAACGTGACCGTGTTGGAATCGAACAATCCAGCGCTTGCAGTCGGGTATCAACGCGCGTTGATCTTCAAGTACAACCCACAGGCCCACGGAATCGACGAGCAGAAGAATCGGGTTGTCCTCGGACAGCTCGGCTCCCTGGTCGCCGCGGTCTTCGGGCGCGAGCTCCGAGACGATGCCTTCGACGTGGACGCCGCAAAGGTCCAACTCATGCAGGCATCCGCAACGGTTCCTTCAATCGGCATGCTGTTCACGCTGACTCAAACCGTTCGGCAGACCGACAAGGGTCCGCGCACGAACCGCGACTTTGCACCGGCTACGCGATAGTCGCGCACCCCGCACTAGCGGCACGCCGGAGCAAGCCCGGCGGCGGGGTCCAAGGGAAGGAGATCGATCATGCGAAATGTAGGTTGCGAAAGCTGCTCGCGCTGCTTGTGGTGCTCGTGGTGCTCGTGGTGCTTGGGCTGCTCAGGTTGTTCGGACTGCTCAGGTTGTTCGGACTGCTCGGACTGCTCGGACTGCTCAGGTTGTTCGGACTGCTCGGACTGCTCGGACTGCTCGCGCTGCTTGTGGTGCTCGGACTGCTCGGACTGCTCGCGCTGCGTGGCCTGCGTGGCCTGCTCGGACTGCTCGCGCTGCGTGGCCTGCGTGGCCTGCTCGGACTGCTCGCGCTGCGTGGCCTGCGTGGCCTGCTCGGACTGCACCAAGCAGGCCGGTCTAGTTTGCGCCGACTCAATCCATTGGACCCCCTTCGGGGATTGGACACCCACAGAATGATCCGCTCGCGCACTCACCGCCGCGCTCGTTCAGAAGCGCAAACCGTCCGCAACTTCAACCGCGTGCTTCGTGTTGCTGCAGTGTACCCGGAAGAAATCGATCCGCTGATTTGGTTTAGCGATCGGTTCGTGGTACGGCACCCGAGCACGACGCTGCGCCGACGCAACGTGCACGACGGCATGGTGTGGAAGCCGCAACGGGGGACTTCGCGGGGGTAGCAGTGCTAGCCTTCGACTTCGAAACCCTCCTGATACAGCCGGCACTGCAGGCCCCGCCGCCGGTGTGCATGAGCACAAGCGGCCCTAGCCTGCATCCAACACCAGAAGCGCGCGACGTCTTCGTGGGGATGCTTCGGTCAGACGTCCCCCTGATAGGGCATAACGTCACCTATGATCTGGCTTGTGCGTTGGCTTGGTGGGGTTGCACTGAAGAAGTGATCGCCGCACTGGAAGCGGATCGCATCGGGGATACTTGGGTGATCGAACGGCTCGCCGAAATCGGTGGACTCACCCCAAGGAAAGTACTCTCGCTTGACGTACTCTACGCGGCGCACGGGTTTGGACACCTTCCCAAAGACGAAGTCCGCTTGTCTTACGGTCCGTTGCTCAACAGGCCGTTGACCGACTACTCGGAGGCTCAGAAGCGATACGCAATCGACGATTCGCTTGCGGCACTCGCAGTGTACGAACGACAGAAGGCCCGATGGATCGACAAGGGGTTGATTCACTGGCGGGACGTTGCTTTCTTGACACGTAAGCGGCTGTGGCTCGAATGCATCCGAGCGTACGGGCTACGAACCAACCCAGCCAAGATCGAAGGGTTGCGGGTTGCGGCGGCGGAACACTTGGGCGATCTGCGCGCACAAGCGAAAGCTTTGGGAGTCATGCGCGCAGATGGCACGCGCGACATGAAAGCGCTCCGGATGCTGGTCTCCGAAGCGTACAGCGGCCGGCCGCCCATGACGAAAGAGCAGAAGGGGCGCAAGGCCAAAAGTAAATTCGTCCCACAAGTGAGCACGGCCCGCGCGACGCTGGAAGAATCGGGGGACTCCCGCCTAGAAGCTCTGGCAGAGCTGGGCGAGTGGAGTTCAGTGGAGAACACGGTCCTGCCAGCGTTCGAGCGCGGGACAGTTGAACCGATTCACACGAAGTGGGGAATGGCGGACACGACCCGGATCACGTCGAGCAATCCGAACGTGACCAACATCCGGCGCAAGGCTGGGATCCGAGAATGCTTCGAACCGCGGCGAGGGTTCTGCTTCGTAGCGATTGACCACGGTGGCCTTGAGAATGCGACGCTCGCGCAAGTGATCAAGACGAACCTACGGCGGTCCCGCCTGTGTGACTTCCTGAATTCCGGCGGTGACCTACACTGTCTAGTCGCGGCGCAAGTGCACTGCTGCAGCTACGAGCAAGCGGTCGCATTGCACGAAGCTGGCGACGAAGCTTTCGGCAACGTGCGGAATGCGGTCAAGCCTATCAACTTCGGGCGCCCCGGTGGGGCCGGCTGGAAAACGCTCCGCTTCATTGCCAAACAGATCTATCACCTCGATTGGAGCGAAGCCGAAACGCGCCGGTATATCAAAGCGTGGGAGCAAGCTGTCCCGGATGGCAAAGCCTACCTCGACTGGGTTTCGTCCTTACCTGAAGATGCGCACGGTCGGCGGTCAGTTCCCATCCCCGGCACCACAATCACCCGTCGCGGATGCACGTATTGCTCCGCATGCAATAACGGCTTCCAATCCCTCGGCGCGACGGTCGAAGCAGCGTGTGGCTGGGAAATGCTCAAAGCTCGATTGCGCGGACAGATCGTCGGGGCCATGGTCAACTTCGTACATGACGAATTCATTTGGGAAGTGCCGATCGGGTGGCAGACGCAAACCGCCGCGGCTCTTGAGTGGATTATGTGCAACGTCCCCCGCAAGTACTTGCCGGACGTACGGATCGGAGCTGAAGCGAAAGCCATGGCCTTTTGGTCAAAGAAGGCGAAGCGGATCGTCCGCAACGGGGAACTGTGCATTTGGCCGGAGGCCGCATGAGGATCCTAGGAATCGACCCGGGTGCAAAACCGGGCTACTGTCTGATTGATGACGCGGCGCGCGTACCTCGGCGGTACTTCAAAGCGCCCCCGTTGCCTGTTGTGATCGGTGTGTGGGCACAGTGCCCCGTCTTGCCTGCCGGAAGCGTGGACCGCATCGCCGTTGAGTTGCAGTGGATCAAGGGACCACGGAAAGCGACTCGGATCCTCACGCTCGCATTCACGGCAGGGTGGCAGCTAGCGCGCGCCCAAGCCGCCCTGGGGGGAGAGCCTCACGCGCTGCTGGTGGACGAATGGCGAGCGGCCTTGCGTACGCGCGGAGCGCGCAAGGGGGTACTGTCGAAACGCTGCGAGGCTTCGTTGCTGCCAGCCGAAGCCGCGCTTTTCCCTAGCGTGTCCCCCGAGCGTCGAGTAGACTTGTATGAGTCAATCATGATCGCGTGGGCCTGCTGGCTTGCGCCGAAACCGTGGAGGATCAAACCGTGAAAGACTGCATAACGTGTCACTACGGACTGGCTCTACCAGATGAACCTAGGTGCAAGGTGTGCGCCTCTTCTGGTATTCGTCTACCGCCATTCCCCCTTTGGATCGAACGCATGCGGCCTCGGGTGTACATTGCCGCGCCGTTCGGGGCTCCGAACAAGGCTGGTGTCCTAGCCAACGTCCGTCGCGCTGCGACGTTCATGCTTCCGATCGCCGAAGCCGGCGCGTCGCCAGTGTGTCCACACACCATGACGGCCGAGCTAGAAGGCACCCTGACCAATGCCTTCTGGTACGAAGCGACGCTGTCGCTTCTGGCCGCGTGCGATGCGATCCTAATGGCGCCGGGTTGGGAACGAAGCACTGGCGCGGTGAACGAGTTCAAGTGGGCAGGCGAGCACGCCTTGCCCCGCTTCGAAGCCAAACACTTGGGGGAGATCCCCGACACGTTGACCGCGTGGATCAAGGAGCGTCTGCCATGAATCAGCACCCGACACTGTACCGAGACCTAGAAATTCTGGCGTACCTGCGAGCACAGCTGGCTGACACCAAGCAGAAGATCGCTGAAATCGAAGCGCCTCTCAAGGCTGCTATCGCTGAAGCGACGGGGGCGTTGCGGCAAACCCTCGCCGATCATGCGCTAGCTGAACAGCGCTGGACGTCGGAGTGCGTGCGAAACTACAAGCAAGCAAGTCAGGCCAGAACCGCCGCCTTGAAGGCAGGCATTGAAGCCCCCGCTGTCGCAGTGCCGGACGGCTGCAGCGTGCGGCATGTGACCGTGGCCACGGTGTCGGACGTTGACGCGCTACCGCGACAGTACCTCGGGGCCCCCGCGCTGCCGCAAATCAAGCGCGATCTGGTACAGCGACAGCCGGTCCCCGGCGCAGCGTTGGCCGAGCGGATCGATTTCGTGTTCAAGGCATGATCGCTGCGCCGTGACCCTGTCTTGCGTCCTATTATGGATCTGCACCGCCACCCCCAACGGGTGGCACTGTGAGGTTACATGTATTACAAGCTATTCGCCTACGTTCGAGACGAAGCGATCCAGGGAGACGAGCACCGAACACAAGAACCCGTGCACGCACCGCGAGTGTGCACGTGGCTATTCCCGTTCGTCTCTCGACCGCGTGAAACGGCTCTGGAAGCCATGAGGCGTAAGCGGTCGGAGCTGGTCGCTTCTGGCGTGCGCCCCTACGCTGCGGTGTGCGTTGACGGTTCGCTTCGCAATCTGGTGACATGATGCCTGGCACACGAGACAACGCAGGCAAGGTGCGCTTCGGGTTGATCCCGTGGGACGCGCTGGCGCTCGCGGCGCGCATCTTGGAGCGCGTTGGCAAAGAGCGCGACTGGGAAGGGGGGTTCTCGTGGGTTGAAACGTCCGAAAGTCTACTGCGGCACTTGTTCGCGTGGCTCTCGGGTGAAGATACCGACCGAGACTCCGGCTTCGATCACACCGGGCACGTCTTGTGCAATGCATTGTTCTTGGCCGCGCACACGGTTCGGGGGATCGGAACAGACGATCGCCCAAAGTACGACGCTGGAACGCGCGCACGGATCTTGGCGGGCCTTCTCGCCAGGCCCGAGCCGGTCTCCCCCGAGAAAGGGATGCGCGCTGGCTCGGCGCCTGGCCAACGTGACTGTCGTGAATGTGCGAACCCTTGCAAGGCCACAACGAGCCCCGGCTGCGCTGAGGTGTGCGAGGACTTCGTTCCGCGTGGCCCGGAGCCCGCCGAGCCGCCCGAGCCGGAGCGTTGCACATGCGATGACAACTGCGACTCGCCTTGTCCAGCCCACAAGCGCGAGAACGATCTGCAGAACCGCGCGCTCGCGGCCGAGACCGAACTAGCGAGGGTGCGGGAGGCGTTCACAGAACGTGTGGCAGCATGGCGCAACTTGAATCTATCCCCGTCTGTTTTTACTGAGGATTACAGAAACGGTCACCACGACGCATGTAAAATACACGCGAACATGGTCGATCGCATCCTGCAACCGCCGGAGCGAAAGGACGGTGGGGAGTGAAGGTCGAGCGCTTAGCAGAACACCATCTAGACGCGCTGTCTCTGCCACCTCACAAGATGCGCACCGTTTGCGACCATTGCGGTCTGTGGCGAGACCATGCGCGACTCGACTACGACCCACCAAACGCAGTGCTGGCGATTACGAACGGTTGCTGCCGTTGCGAGCACGACGCCGGTGGTTTCGGCACGATCGACTACCTGGACGCGCATAGCGAGTGGATCGAGCCATGAGCGAAAGGACAACCCCCAGTGATCACCACCGAACTCCTCGAAGCAATCTGGGAGATCGACCCGGACATCCAGGTGCGGATCTATCCTGGGAGCGGCGCAGTGCTCGCGACCGTTGCACTCGAACGCATTGTCAACGGCGAGCGCTACGTGTACGCGCAGGACTTACCGCGCTGGGAAGTGCCTGGCGTGCTCCACGCGAACGAACTGCTACGCGGTGCTCGGTTCATGGCCGAGAAGGTGCGCGCGGCATTGGAGCGGAAGGCGGACGACCGTGGCTGAGCGACGGTGCGGGACGTGTGGGCTGTGGTGCGAAAAAGGCGAAGACAGGTTCGGCGCATGGGGGCCGTGTTCGTGGGAGCCTCCGCCTATCCCGGTTGGGTGGGTGCTGAGGCACGTTGAGCCGTACACCTACAGTTTCAGTGGCACCGACTGTCTATGCTGGCGGCCTCACGAGGAGAAAGGCGAGAGCGATGTCTGATCGCCCCGTAGTGATCCTAGTCACCGGCTCACGCAACTGGATCGACGAGCAGAAAATCCGCGACGTGCTAGAGCGGTTCCGGGGGCGCTTCGTGCTCGTGATCCATGGCGCCGCGCCTGGCGCGGACACCATCGCGCACCGCGTAGCCGAGGCGCTCGGGTACTGGATTGAACCGCACCCGGCAGACTGGCGCACGCATGGCAAAAAAGCCGGCATGTTGAGAAATGCCGACATGGTCGCGCGGCTCGTTGAATTGTCAGCTGCAGACTATGAGTGCCACGTGTTCGCCTTTCCACTGCCGGGCTCGCGTGGCACCTGGAATTGCGTGCACAAGGCCGAAGCCGCCGGGTTCGAGGTGGAGATGATTCGTGATTGAGCACCCACGACATGCCCCCGCTACAGCTCCGACCCTGCCCGATCCGCTTGCGCTGCCTTGCCCATACTGCCGGGCGCCGGGCAGTGCTATTCGACGCGGTACGCAAGCGCCGCCCGTAGCCACCCCGATCGACCGCCGAGGCAAGGCGCCAAAGCGTCAAGCGTGAGTCTCGCGCCTGGCGACAGCCACACGGTCACGGTCCGGTCGTAGGGGCCCGGCACGTCCACCCAAGGGATCGGGGGCTCGACACACAGCGCAGTATTGACGCGCCGGGTGTGGTCTCCCCAGCACAGCTCCGCGGGGGCACGGAACGACACCCGGTGCGGCGCTGCTTTTTGCTTGGGGGGAACCGCTCGCCCGGTGCGGCGCAATACGGCCCACCCCAACGCGAGCGCGTACCGGGCCGACGGCGCGTCCCCTGTCGGCAGCAAAACGCGATAGGGTCGGCGGATGCGCTTCGGTGGTAGAGACAACAACCGCCAACCCTCGCGCCAGAATTGATGGCCAGCGGCCGCGTACGCCGGATCGTGGCGTTCCGAAGCCGCTAGCCGGATGTAGACTCGTTTCACTACCGAGGCTCCCAATGGCTCCGCCCCGCGCATTGCGCCGGGCACGTGCCAGTCACATGCTTGCACGTAGCGCAACTCCGAGCCGTGTCCGCCGCCGCTCGGAGTTGCCTCGCGACCAAATGGACGAACGCTGTTTCGCAGTGGTGCTCGCGGGCTTCTGTCGTGTCGATTTCGATCCGGTGTCCGAGGTAGTCAACCGTGTACGTGTTCGGCTGGGGTGCGTCGCACACGATAGCCCCGGGGCAGACGGCTTGCACTATGCGCTCCACGTTCACCGTAGCCTCCACAGCCCGCGTAGCGCGCGCCACAGGGTCGGGGCAGAGTAGAGCCGATGCCCGACCCGCACAGTCCAGCGCCGGGGTTCGTGGTACACAGAAAGCCACCGGCTACGCATCGCGGGCCGCCCTTCGCAGATCGGCCATGCGATCCATGCTGGCTCCTAGCGCTACGAACGAATACATCGCACGCAGCAGACGGTGCAATTTGGTCTGTTCTGAGTCTGGCAGACGAATCCCCACCGCAGCGTCGTGCTCCTGTAGCCAACGCTTCGCGATCGGCTCGCGGGGGTGGCCGGCGTCCAGCAACGCTAGCCCGCCCAGCACCGTCATGCGAAGGGATAGGAGCAGATCTTCGCCCGCTCGCCGGGCTTGCTCGTTCGCTTGGTGGTCGGCTTCGACGCGGCGGAGTCGATCGGACAGTGTATTGACGCGGTCGGCTCGCTCCGCGTTGGTCACTTCCAAGTCGGTCACACGGCTGTTCAGGGTGCGCAAGCCCGTCACGAACTGACTTACGTTTGCCTGCTGCTTATCTTCAATCGTTCGCACGCACTTGCCTACGGAATCAACCGCGGCCCGCAGCGCGTCCCTGCTCCGCTCCAACCGCTGGATCCTCTCCAGCAAGTCGGGTTCGGCGTGCCCTGGACCACGGTGCTCTTCGAGGGACTCGGCCACGGCTTCGACGCGGCCGCCCATCGCGGACAGCTGCAAGCCGATGCCTTCCAAGTGCTCGCACACAGCGCGGAGCAGAAGATCCGAAGACGGATGCCCGCTGCGGGCGTACTTGTCTCTCAGTTGTTCAAACAGCATGATCGTTCCCTTTCTGAAGTGAGGCTATCCTCAGTTCGTGCGTCTTCATGTCGAATTCCAAGCGCGTCCCCTCCGGAAGGCCGAGAACCTCGCATACAGCCCGCGCGCAGTCGGGCGTCAACTGTCCGTCTGCTGTCAACGTGAGGGGGATGTGCTGCCAGTCGGGCTGCTTCATATCTCAGGCCGGTTGATGTGCCGACGGACGATCGTTGCACATCTGCGGAGCGTTTTTGCTCTAGCGTCTTCGGTGTAGGCAGCAACGGCAGAGTTGGCGGCAGAGTCGGCAGAGTCGGCGTGGGCGGCGGCGTAAGCGGCGTCGGCGGCTGCGTAAGCGGCATTGGCGGCGGCTGCGTAAGTGGCGGCCGCTGCGTCGTAAGCGGCGTCGGCGGCGTGTCGAACCTCCGCCAGCGTCGCTTCCCCACGTGTCCAACGTTCGGCCGTCTCGATTGCTACCGCGGGCCGAAGCTCCCCGTCCGGCACGAATCTGAGCGCCAGGCGTGCGCACTCGCACGCAGCGGCTACAATCGCCCGGCGGTCGGTGCCGAGCCGCACTGCGATCCACAACAACCAATCACCCCGAGGACATGTTCGCCAAGCTTCGGCAGCGGAAGGCTTCGTGCGGCACCAATCGATCGCTTTACGACAGGCGCCCAAATTATCCTCCAGTTTCAAGATCCACTCTTGTTGCATGATCGTTTCCTTTCTCACGCGACGAATGCCGCGAGCATCTTCCAAGCCCGGGCTTGCCAGCGTTCGTCGGACTCCCCCGGCTCCCGATGACACTGCCACAACACGCCGTCGCGCACACCGATGAAGATCGCCTCGGGGTCGGGAACCTCGAACGGCCCGGGCGTGACCGTGGGTGCGTCCTGCGCGGCGAGACGGGCGCCGATGGCATCGTGTATTCTTGGCATGGTCGGTTCTCCTAGCAGTGGTAGTCCACCACCACAACGCGCCCATCGTGTGCTGCGATCCGGTCGCGTACTTGTACTGCGAAATTCGGCGTGGCCGGGAAGTGCTCGCCGTCCGGTGCGTCCCGGACGTACACTTCCTGAAGCAACGCGCCGCCATCCCACACTAGCGCGAATGGCAGCTTTGCTCCGAACGGCGTAGACGCTGCAACCGCATCTGCCGATTGAACGTCGCCAGCGTGCGGTTCCCAATCGGTCGGCCAAAGCGCGCGACCGGACGGTTCCTGGTTCCGAGGATCGGCCTCCGGATCGTAGCCGTCCAGGAACCCTGTCCAGCGGCCGCCGATCGACCACCAATCCCAAAAGCCGGTCAAGTGACCTTCCGAGTCTTCACCCTCCTGGTGCGGCGCCATGATGCGGCTAACGTGGTCGATGTGGTCACCTTCGTTGGGGATTAGAACTAGAGCTAGATAGTGCATGCGTTTCCTCCTACCGCCGAAGCCCCCGGCGCCGAAGCGTGCGGGGGCGGGACAGGTGTTGGGGCGTTCACCAGAAACCGTCTCGCGTAGCAACGGTGTCCTCAACCTCGCTGTCACTCTCCCAGTCGAGCGGCTCTTGTGGCAGTTCGTTGCCGCGCCGGGTTGCCGCGGCGAGCGCCTCGTCCAGTATGCGACAAGCTTGAGTGCCGAGCAGTTCGCCGCGGGCGTACTGGGCCAGCGTTGCCCGTGCGCGCGTTTCGAATTTGAGCCAATCGATTTTCTGTCGTGCTGCCATGGTCGGTCCTCCTGCCCAGAAAGCCCCCGGGCCTTGCGACGCGGGGGCTGGGCTGGGGGTGGGGTGGGTCGGTCACCACATGTGCCGGCGGTCGAGCCAGCGAGCACCGACTTCGACTCGGACGGTCGAACGGCAGTAGACCATGTTCGAGAACCCCTTTCTCGAGTACGCGCTTGGGTGCCGGATGCGCGAGCCGTCGCGCGTTTCGTAGTGGCTCTCTTCCCCAAGTAGCTTGGGGGCAGTCGCGCCGGGAACAACGCGCACGGGGAAGCGTGCACCGGACCACCCGACGTAATCACGGGCGGCTCGACGTTCGGCTAGGGTCGTGGGTTCGGGGTGGGCGGTGTGTGTCATGGTCGGTCCTCCTGTGCCCGCAAGCCGCGGCCCGGGTGGGGTGCGCGGCGAGGGGACGGGGGTGGGCTGCTAGACGAACGTCCAATCATTCGGATCGTGACTCTCGTTCGTTCGCACCGCGGCGACCGGCTGTCGTCTCGCTTCCGGATCGAACAGCCCGTAAGCGCAGCCGGCGCAATACTCGGGGCGCTCAAGGTCTCTGCTGCTAGCTTCGTCGCCAGGCGTGCGGCGTGTGAACCACGCTCGGCAGCACTTACATTGGCCGGGGTTCTCGGTGTCGGGGTCGTAAAGTGGCATGGTCGGGCCCTCCTGCCCAGAAAGCCCCCGGGCCTTGCGGCGCGGGGGCGGGGCAGTGATGGGGTGGATCAGATTTCGGTTGTCGTGCGCGTTTCGATCGTTCGGAATCGTGCGGCTCCGGCGGGGCGGTGCTGCAACGTTACTGTGCAACCTGGGACGCTGTGAGCTGTGTAGCAGGCTCGCGCGACAATCTCTGTGGTGCTGCCGGTCCCGCCGTGATGCACGCCGCGAGCGTCTTTCGCGACGCAGCGCCAAGTCTCTATCGCCATCGTGTCTCGACGTGCCATGGTCGGTGCCTCCGTGTATGATCAGAGTATGGATCCGTTTTTTCTGACGTGCAACGTGTTTTTGATTTTTCTGTGTCGATTCTCGCGCGCTTTATTAGGCCGGCCAGTCGGACGCTCCAGCTTTCGAAATTCTCGCGAGGTACGCACGCCTAAGATCATACGAGCAAGCTCGTGCGTGATTTCGCTTGCGTGCACAATCCAGCGAGATTCATGCTGGAGTTCGGATCGCAGCGGGAGCGTACCTTCCTGACAGATACATAAAGATCGACGTGGCTGCTATTACCACATAGACCCATAGGTTTGGGTTGTAGCGCCCTAATCAGAAGATTTGCATCCAAGATACGTAGTGTGCTAGTATAAGGCATGGCTCGCACGTCTTTGGATTTGCAAACCGCATCCGTGAAGCAGTTGTGGGTGGTGCTGCAGCGGATGCGCCGCTGCCCCCGGCGGAGCCCCCAGCTTGCGGAGGTAGAGGCCGCGTATCGCCGCGCGCAACGCGAGGAGTACATGCAGCGCTACCAAGCTTGGCGCCCAGGACAGCCGATCCCACGCCGCCCGCCGGGCAGCGAAGATCTCCCCCGAGTGATCATCACCCCAGACTGGTCGCGTGAATTCGAACCGGAGCGGCTCTACCGGTGGCGTGCCAAGCTGGCGGACGCGAATCATCCCGAGCTAGCTGCGTGCGATGCTCGCCTCAAACAGGTGCAGTGGGACATGTACCGCGAGCGTTGTGCCTTCAATCCGTACGCCAATCACCGCAGGCCCTCGTGGGTGGTGCAAGCGCAGCGGGAGCAACGCGCTGCGGACAAGTTGGCGCACGAATGGCGCGCCGCGAGCGCCGAGCCGAAGCCCAAGCCGCCTCCAAAGATCAGCCGGCGCGAGCACCCGGCGGACAAGATCCGAGTCAAGGCGGAGCGCTGGGCGCAGCATGCCGGCGGCATCGTCGCGTACGGGCTCGTCGCCTACCACCGGAAGGACATCCCGTACTTTCAGCGTCGGCGCGTGGCACTCGCTCCGTACGCGCTTCCTGGTGGAGACTGGTATGCTTTCCCGTGGCGGGGGGATCCGGCCGCGACCGTTGCACCGGTTGACGAACAGGCGCGCACGCGGTAGGGTAGACGGGAGATGGTAAGGAGGTACGCCATGTAGAACGTGCGGGTAGCGCCCGCGGCCCCTTCGATGGGCGGGCATCTTCAGTGGATAGAGCGCCGTCACAGCCCCGTGGCGGCGCTCGTGTGTCTGGGGGGTTGCGGGCGCCCCCGGGGACGTGCTAGGTTTCTTTCGACGTGACCCCCCGGGCGCGCCCAAGCCCACAGCATGATCGGCAGATCCTCCACCTTTGCGCGCCCGGGGGAGTCCGCTTTGACGGCAGTGCGTAGCGCGTGCTAAGCTGGATCCGTGCTAAGTGAAAACACGTACGTTTCCAGTTACTACACTCCCGTCTCGTCTGCCGCAACCCTGCAAGCTACCACCCGCACGGTCGCCCGTCGCACGGTCGGCGCGCGCCGACTGGTGATTGGCACGATCGGGGGCTCCGTCACGTTCACGCGACTGGACGGGACCACGGTCGAAATGTCGCAGGACTGCCTCACTAAAATGGGCGGGGACGTCTGGTGCGAATTCGCCGCGTTCCAGTCGGCCGACTGTTCCGACTTCATGGTGTTCTACTGAGGGCACACCATGCGACTCGGACTGAGCTATCACGCTCCCCCGCCGCCACGCCGTCCGCCGCTGCTTCCGTATGAGTTGCTGCCAGCGCTGATCGGCGCGGTCGAATTCGACGCGCTTCCGCAATACGAGCCTGACTCAATCACCTCTGGGTTGTTCGATGCGGTCAAGGTGTTGGGCTCCGCCGGGGGCACAGTCGCGGCCACGGGCGCAGACCGCCCAGTCGAGGCAACGGTCCTGGGTGGCGGAGAACAGCGGCGAGTGGCGGCGTTCGGCGGCAGCCAGCTGATGGATCACTCGGGGGCGGCCGCGGACTGGTCGGCGCTCACGGGGCCGAGCACTATCGCGGCCGTGTTCAGTTCGGACCTGGTAGCCAACGCAACCATCATAGCAACCGGTAGGATGTCTGGCGTCGCGTCCGTAGGATTCGAGCTTTTTCTGCTGGCGGGCGGTGAACTGTATTGGCGGGTGGCCGATGGCGTAGGCTGGATCGTGAACACGCACGCTCCGGTGTTGTTGCCCGGAGTCATGCACTATGCCGTGTGCGTTCTGTCCGCGACCGCGTTCGCAATGTATGTAGACGGCGCGCTTGTCGCAAGCGGCGTGCCTGGCCGCACGCCGACAGCGCTAACGCCGGATTCCACTCTGCGGATTGGCGGAGCGACCACTAGCGGAAATCTGTTGGTCGGCGACGTTGGTTTGGTCTCGGCCTACGCCACTCCGCTTAGCGCCCCCAAGCGCCAGGCGCTTGAAACGTACTGTGAGCGCTACTCGCAGTCCTACAACCTTTCGAAAGGCGGACCGAGCCTTTTCCTCGCCCCGTGCCTCGGCGCCGTCGTGTCGGACCCCGGCGCGCCAAGCCCAAGCTACGCCGCGCTGACCGGGTTGGAAGGCGCCGGGCGCAACTTCACGACCACGACTCAGGCAAAGGAGCCGGCGGTCACTACCACGCCCAGCGGCCTGCCTGCGGCAGACTTCGACGGCACCGACGATGCGCTGGGCCTGGTCGCGTCTGCGCTTCCGTTCAACGTGGGGGACGACTGCCACATCATTCACGCGCTTGTGCGGCAGGATGATGACAGCGGGGCTACAGACTACCTACTTGACGCACAGACCGGCCGCCTTGTGTTCGCGCCGCTGGCGGTAACGTCTGGTAAATCCGGCTGGTACGATGGGACTTGGAAGTCGGTGGCGTCTGCCGTGTCCGGGTGGAAGCTCGATACGTGGTACCTGGACGGAGTGGGCGGGGTCGGGCGTTATTACGAGAACGGTGTGCAGCGTGGTGAAGGATCATACACTGCCCGTGCATTGGGTGGCGCTGTCGTCGTAGGCTCAGACTATCTGCAAACCGGCTACTTCTTCGACGGCGCGCTCGCCCTTCTCCACGCCCGCTCTGCCGCGACTGCCCCAGACGGCGCGACCGCGTTTCTCGACCTGCAAGAGATCTCCGCGCTTGAGCCGACGCTCACGACGCTCGCGCAGAATCTGTCGTGCATCGGCACCGTGGCGGACATCGATACGAGCGACGCGGGTAACTTCGTGCTGGACGCTGCGCTTGACAGCGGCGGCGCTGAGGAGTTGACGAACGGAGACTTTGAAACCGGCGACATGACCGGGTGGTCCGTCGTTAACGCTGCGATCTTGTCGGCCGAAACCGGTACTCCGTATGAGGGGGTTTATTGCGGTCGGGTCACCTATGATGGCACGTCCAACCCGGGCATGAGTCAGGCCACAGTCGCGAACGCTTGGTATCACGTCAAAGGGCGCGCGCGCGGCGATGGCACCGGCAAGCCAAAGATCATTTCGTCGGCTACGGTTTGGACTGGCACCACGTCTACTGACTGGCAGGAATTCGACGTCTATTTCCAGACCACCACCACGATCATTGTCTTCGGCTCTGTACTGGCAAGCGCCGGGCATGTTGAATACGACGTGACGTCGTTGCGCGAAGTCCGGCCCGTGCGGGTTGTCTACGACGTCAGCAAGGACTTCGACGAAGCCGTTGACGATGGCGGTTTCGACACCGGAACACCGTGGACCGCCGGCACGCATTGGAGCATCGGTGCTGGCGTTGCAACGGCTGCCGGTGCACTCGCTGCCGAAGAGCTGGAGCAGGGTTGCATCACTGCCAATCGCGGGCTGCTCACCTACACTGCGACGGTGTCCGCAAACTCGGTCACGCCGTACGCCGGCACCGTGGCAGGCACGGCGCAGACCGCTGGCGGGACGTTCTACGACGTCATTGATTCCGACGGTACCGACCTGAAGTTTGGCGGCCACGCGAGCGGGTTCAGCGGCACGATTGACAACGTCTCGTGGAAGCGCGGCAACCACGCCTTCAGTGTCGCCGGCAGCCGCCCGACGTACGACGCTGTGAACAAGTGCATGGTGTTCGGCGGTACGCACTATCTAATCGGAGTGGCTCCGCCGTCCGGCAGTTCCGGAGAGTTTTCGATCTGGTTCAAGTCGTCCGACAAGAGCTCGACGCAAGTGATTTTCGGGTGCAACGACGCTGTGCCGAATCGCTTTTGGATCAACTCCGACATAACGACCGGATACGCGAAAGTCTACTGCGGATCGAATCACGCCGACGTGAACGTGGACATCTGTGATGGCCAATGGCACCAGCTAACCGGGTCGTTTAGCGGCAGCCTGATTTACTGTGATGTGGACGGGGTCGAAGCGTCTCAGACGTTGGCCGGAGCAATCCCGACAGTGGATATCTACGTTGGCGCCCGCAACAATAACGGATCCGTGAACAACCAAGTCAACGGCTGTATTGCTGCGGTCGGAATGTTCAGTCGCCGTCGGTCTGCTGCTGAGCGCGCCGACTGGTTCGAGAAGCACAAGCCGCCGGGTGCTCCATGACAACCGAATACGTCGTGGACCTGTCACCCGCCGACGCCGACCTGGCCGAGGTGATTGCGCGGGCGTTGAACGAGCGTATTGTCACGGAAGCGCGCGCGACCGCCGGTCTTGACCCGATCGATTCGCTGCCGCCGTATTGGGTGATCGCGCCGGGCGAAAGAGAGGACTACCCGGACGGGCTCCAGATCGAACGGATCGCCGAGCCCATCCCGCACAACACTGATCCGAACAAGCGCGCGTACGCCTGGGGCGATGCGCATCGAGCCGCGCTACTTGACGGCAGCACGGTTGCCTACCTCAACACATGGGGCTCCGAGAACGGCTATCCGGGGCTTGGCGGACAGGCACAAGCCATGCGTGCCCAACTGATTCAGACGCTCCCCGCAGCGTACATTGCCGAGCCCGAGCCCATGACCGCCGTCGCGGACCCACACCTCAGGCCGAGGCGCAGAGCATGACCCGTCTCGCCCTTGCCATCTGGGCGTTGCTCCGCGCTCTACCCGTGCACACGACGGACGTAGACGAACCCCCCGCCGAGCGTGCCGGACGGTTCGCGATCGTGGCTGTCGCTATCGATGACGCAGCCGATCACAACCTGACGCGCGCGGCCCGTCTCGTGGCGCTTGGGCAGGCTGAGTCGCGCTTTGCTCGGTACGTACAAGACGGCCGGTGTAGTGAGGGCCCGCCCGGGCAACGTTGTGATCCTCGCTCGGGCACACCGCTTGCGCTAGGCCCATGGCAGCAACACCGGCTCGCCTGTCCTGCTGCGTGGGCCGAGCCGATGGGCAGCGTGTCTCAGCTGCGGGCGTCTGCGCGTTGTGCCGACGCTCTCATGCGCGGGGCGCAGCTGCATTGCGCCCAGAACCCCGATCCGGAAGCGGCCGCGTTCGCCGGCTACTCCGGCGCCGGCTGTTTCTGGTCCGGCGCTGCGAAGCGCGCGAAGTCGAGCCGGTACATGCGGCTTCAGTTGTTTCGGAAATTCGTTGAGGGGTCCAGATGACCACGACCGGGAACGCGCTTCTGGCTTGCACTTTCGTTGAACGGTTCGATCCAACCGACTTGTCCGGGTGCGTCTTGTGGCTGGATCACTTAGACGATTCGACGTTGTCTGAAGCTTCTGTCTGGATCGAAGACTGGGCCGACAAGAGCGGACAAGCGAACGATGCGACGGCCTCGTTTCATGAAGTAGAGTACCACCCAAGCGACGATCAAGCGGGGCAAGAATTCGGGTACGCTTTGGCTGTAGACGGAGATACGGCTTTGGTGGGCGCTTCGTATTCTCAAGCGAGCGGAACGGATGGTGGGGCCGTCTACGTGCATTCGTGGGTGGAGGGGACCGGGTGGACGGAGACACAGATCCTTTATGCGTCTGACGCGGCACACTGGGATCGTTTTGGTGACGCGGTAGCTTTATCCGGTTCGTTGCTGGTCGTCGGGGCCCCAACTGCGGACGGTGTAGCGAGCAACACCGGGCAGGCGTACATCTTCACTGAATCGGGGGGGACGTGGACAGAAGCCGCCATCTTGTATGCGACTGTGGAAGGGACGCCACTCAATTGGCGTTTCGGGACGCAGGTTGCAGTAAGTGAAGACGGTACGATCGCAGTGTACGCGCTGGGGGATGCGCAAGAGGGCCGCGTGACCCTGTTCGATAGTGGCGGGGTTCAGTTGCAGGAGCTTCGAGCCGAAGCCGACGGCAGTGGTGGGTACTTTGGGCAAGGCTTGGCGTTCGCCGATCCTGATACGCTCTTGATCGGGCAGCTCGGGTACGGGAGCTATGGGCGCGTTGAAGTGTGGACACGCACCGCAGGTGTTTGGAGTCGAGCTCAGCTTCTGGCTCCAAGTGGTACGCCGACGGATTTCGGGCAATGCGTTGTGATGGATCAAGCGAACCCCGATCGCGCTTTGATCTTGGGAGATGCAGATGCCTACGTTTTCGAGCGAGACGGGGCGGGAGTGTGGACCGAAGTGGATCACACTGACAGCTACGGGGGGACGTCGGGGGCGCTTCAGGGTGAAGCGGTAGTGATAGGGGATCCAGCCTACGGTGGAAATGGGATCGGCGCAGCGTACTTTCTCAAGTTGCACGCGGGGGCTTGGACGTTGGTCGAAACGTGGCAGCCTGCAGCGCCTGCAGCGTACGATTACACCGGACAAGCGGTTGCGTGGCATGCTCGCGGTGTGTTGGTCGGGTCCCCCGAGTATGACGGAACGTTTTCCGCCGCTGGGTTGGTGGCACATGTGCACGCACCACGGCAAGACGTGACGAACGGCGTTCAGCATGACGGCGTGACTTCGTACTTTGAAGCGGACGGAGTCGCGGCCGATGCGTTCAGCGGGACGGGGGAGAAGTGGGTTATTCTGATCGGTGTCGATGTGGACGCCGGCCCCGGCGTGATCTGGTCTTTCGGTTCGTCCAGCTCGGACACCCCGTATGCGGCGCTAGAGCATCTGGGGGCGGGGCAGTTGCGGCTGAGCATGCGTGACGATGCCGGGACGCTGTCGCAATGGGATACGGCCGTGGGGGTGGTGCAAGGCCGCACGATCCTGGCGTTGTGGCGCAATATCACCTTCGCGGATTTGCGGGACTACAACAACACAGCCCTGCTGTTTCAGGGGCTTGGATCGCAGACAGTGACAGTGGATCAATTCACGATCGGTGCACGGCGGCGGACCGGCGTTGACGAACACGCTCCGGTGTGTCACGGTCCTGTCGTAGTATATGACGACGTGCAAACGTGGCCGGACTTGCTGGCCGTCATGCGACGAATGAAAGGTGGTTGGTTATGAAGAGTAAGACTGCAGGCACGTTACTTGTTTCGCTATTTGTCGGGTGGGGATTTCTGTTGTTGGTTGCGGCTTGCGCCACGCTGTCGCACGCGGCAGACGATCCTCTCGACACACTCGAAGCGGCGTGCGCGTCGGGGCTCGTGGAGCACCCCGCGGTGGTTGCTCAAGCGGAAGCGCTGGGCATCGCGGATGCCGCGACGGTGGCCGAGTACTTGTGCAAGATACCCGACGTGGTGTCCGTGTTCGCCAAGCGAGACGGCACCGACGCTGCAGACGCTGCCGTCAAGGTGGCGGAAGAAAGGGGTGCGCTGTGAACGAGAATGCAACGCAGTGGGTGATGTGGGCCCTGTCCGTGTGCACGCCGATCCTGACGGCGCTTGTCGCTTTGGGCGTTCGAGCGATCAACCGGTGGAGCGTGGAACACGTTCAGAACGAGCGGCTTCGAGGGATCATGAACCGGGCGACCACAGCTGCCCATTTGGCGGTCGCTGGTGTACAGCAGACGGTCGTGGACGACCTGAAGCGACTCTCGGCTGACGGGCGTCTGACGGGCGATGACGCTCGCGAAGCACTGGCCGACGCGAAAGCGTGGGCGCGGCGGTTGCTCGGGCCCGCGGGGATCGCCCAAATGAACGAAATCGTGGGTGACGCGGATGACTGGCTCGTGGCCATGATCGAACAGGCGGTCCGGGAGCAGAAGGGGGGCAGGTCGTGAGCCGAGGGGTTCCGCGGTACGCCGCGCCGTTCGCGTCGGCTTTCGAAGAGCCGGCGCAGCCCGCAGACCCCGGCGACGAAGTCCCCGACTCGCCACACTTGCGGCTGCTGAAGCAGCGTAAGGCGGAAGCGCTCGCGTCGGCTGAGTACTACGAGCGCGCGATCAAGGCCGAAGAAGAAAGGATGTTGAGATGAAGTGGCTTCTGTTGTCGCTGGCGTTCGCATTGCTCACTTCGTGCAAGCCTACTTCTGTCGAAGTGCCGCCCCCGGATGCCACTTTCGACTCCGGCGCCCCTTCGGTCGAAACGTGCGTCTACAAGGCGAGCCGAGTGTCCCGGACGGAACGTGCGACCCGTGTCGTGGGCGGGACGAACGCACCACCAGGCGCCTACCCTTGGGTGTGCTCTATCGAGTTGCCCACAGGGCAGCACTATTGTGGGGGGAGCCTGATCGCGCCCCAGACAGTTCTGACGGCTGCGCACTGTCAGGTGCTGCCGGGGGATCTGGTCGTGTGCGGCCGAACCGACTTGCACACGTCGGACGGTTGGACGCGCGTCGCTACGGATGTTCGGAATCATGCGGTCTGGCAGTATGTGACCAGCGGGTCAGACGTGGCGGTTGTCCGACTCGACTCCGAAATCCCAACCACCCCGATCACGCTTGGTGCAGCGTCGGCTGCAGTCGATGCGCTGGTGTTGGGGTGGGGTGCGACGGTCGAAGGCGGACACTCAATCAGCTTGCTGAAGCGCGGGACGGTCGCGCTCGCGGACTGCTCTCCGTACGGGGCGGACATCGATTCGACAATGCTTTGCGCTGCCGCGCCGGGGGTAGACGGGTGCCAGGGTGACTCTGGAGGCCCACTGTACCAAGCGGGCGCACAGATTGGGTTGACGTCGTGGGGGGCCGGATGTGCGCGGCCGGGGCTCCCCGGAGTATACACAGACGTGTCAGAAATGGCAGAATGGATCAAGGTGTGCTCATGGTAGTCGGAGGCGAAGTGGTTCCGTTGACGGCGGCTCAGATCCACGCGCGGCGCGCGCTCGCGGTTCGCTTGCTGGAATGGGCATGCGAGCACCCGGGCGCGGAGACAGAGCAGTCGCCGCGCTATGTGCAAGTTACGGAAGGGCGAGACTCCGGCCCGGGGTATTCGTCATGTGCCGACCTTGCGCATTGGCTCTACTTCTGCTTGGGCATCCGCGCTAAGTGGGTGAACCGAGCAGAGCACCTTGGGTTCAAAACACAAGTGAACGTGTGGCGCTTGGCTCAGCAAGCGGTTCGCTTCACGAAAGCAGATCCGGCGCGCGTCGAAGGTGGGGACGTCTTGATCATCTCCAACCAATGGGGACCCACTCCGGAGCACCCGGAGTGGCAGGGCACTGATTCGCACGTGGTGTGTGTTCGCTCTTCGTTGCAAGAGGACAACACCTACCAGACGGCAGAATACGGGCTCCCCGCGGGCGGCTTGCGCGAGCGTGAGTTGAAAGGCCGCGTGCTTGGGCACAAGCGAGTGCAAGTGTGGCTGCCACTGGATCGCATCCTGCAGGCGGCGCACGCCGTCGGGAAGCTGACGGACGCCAGCGGTCCGGAAGAATGCTTCTTTGAGGCGACACACACGTGACCGTCCCTTGCACAGAACGCGCGCGGCTCGAGCGGATCGAGAAGCAGATCGCTTCGCAGGGGGCGAAGCTTGATCTCATGATCCGAATCATGACGGCTCCGCACCCACTTCGGAAGCACGCGCCGACGGCGGCGGGCGTTTCGACTGTGCTCGGCGGAGCTGTCGTGATCATCGGGAAGGCACTAGGCTGGTGGTAGCCCCGACGCCTTGGGCGCAGCGCTTCGACGAGACTGACTGGGAGTTTCGGTTGTTCCAGCAATGGTTGGGACAGCCGGGGAGTTCGAGGGGACTCCCGTCTGACTTGGAGCTGTCACGCCGGTTGGATTGGGCCACGCGGGCAGTCGCATACGATCAGGCGGCCGCGCTTCCGACGGAGCCCGCGGCTGCAATGCGGGAACTGTGGGATCGTATGGCATCAGCCGCCATGATCGAAGCGGGGAAGTTTCTGTTTCAGGCGCAGACCAACCCGACGATGCAAACGGATCCAAAGGTGATTGTGCGGATGCTCGAAGCGTTGTCGAAAGTGAACCCCCTGACAGGGCAGGCGGAAGAAATGATCTCCTTTTCGTCGCACGTACCGGACGAAGCGCTCCGGATGCTGCAGACGCTGCGTAAGGAGTACTTGCGCAAGGGCGGTAAGTAGGATACGCTCCAAGGGAAAGGAGCGATCATGCTGATACTGTGGGCTGACGTGGAGACGACCGGGTTGGATCCCAGCGTGCATCACTTGCTGGAAGTGGCCACGGTTCTGACGGACGGCAAGGGGGCCGCGCTCGATACACGATCGTGGGTGCTGCAATATGACGGCGCGAGCGTTGTCGCAATGATCCAACGCGCGGCCCCGATCGTTGTGGACATGCACGCGAAGTCGGGACTGTGGCAGGCGCTCGTGGATCCGGGCGTGTCACGGGTGACGATCAAAACGTTGCAGCAGGAGCTGGCAGACGTTGCCGCGCTGTTCGCAGGGGAACGACCTTCGCTCGGAGGGTTCTCGCCGCACTTCGACGCACGGTGGTTGCGGAGGTACGTCCCGCATTTCTTCGAGCGATTGTCGCATCGGGTGTTCGATTGCTCGACGCTGAAGCAGGGCGTTAAGGACAGGTACGGCGAATGGGGGCCAGCCAAGTCGGACGTTGCACATCGCGCGCTACCTGACACCCGCGACGCTATCGAGTATTGGCGTTGGTACCGAGCACACGTAATGATCCCCTACGCACCGCCGGGGCGGGGGGCACTGTGAGAGTCTTGCTCACGAGCCCGGAGGCAACAGTAGTGCAAGGCACCGATCAGGAAGGTCGTGCCGCGTTGGCTGGCGTGCAATGGGCGTGCGAGCTAGGGACGTCGAAACACAAGCACACCTATACCGACTCAGACGTGAGAGATTTGGTAGAGCAATGGTCAGAACCTGGGGATCTGCTCGTTGACTGGAACGCGGGGGCGGGGGCGTTCGTTGTGGCTGCCATCTTGACAGGTCGCAAAATCGTTGCCTTTGAATCGGACTACCAATGGGCGCTACGGATCCGAACGCGAGCGTTGGACGCTGCGTATCAGCGGCAGAGGACTCAGCCGCAACTAGGCTGCTAGTCGAACGTCACGGGCTGTGGGAATTCGTCCGGCAGTTTTGGCACGAGTCCGGCGAAGGGAGGCCGTTCGTTGACGGTTGGGCGATTGGAGCTATCTGCGCCGCGCTGATGGCCGTCTCGCTTCGGCAGATCACTAAGCTAGTGATCAACGTTCCGCCTGGCGTAGGCAAGTCGCTCCTGACGTCAGTGTTTTGGCCGGCGTGGCAGTGGAGCTGGGATCCTGGGCACCGCTGGATGTTCACCTCATACGAGCTAGGGATCGTTGGTCGTGACGCAGCGAAGATGCTTTCGCTAGTTCAATCGGAACGATACCGCTTGACGTACCCCGGGACGGTGCTGACCAGCGAGCGCCCCGCGGTGCACACGATCCACACGAAGGCCGGCGGTCTTCGATACTCGAAGCAACTTCGGGGCGGGTTGACTGGATGGCACGGGGATACTCTCGTGTGTGACGATCCGATCAAGCCAGACGAAGCGCTGCGGGTGACGGGGCTTCAACTCGAAGAGGTGTCGCGGATTTGGAAAAACACGGCTGCGACCCGACGCATGGATCCAGCACGACACGCTAGCGTGATCATCATGCAGAGGTTGGCCGAAGACGATCTAGCTGGCGAAATGCTTCGTGAGCAAGGTTACGAGCATCTGTGTTTGCCCATGCGCTACGTGCCCGGTTGCACGTGGGACTTTGGGTGTAGCTTGGGCAAGTTGGACCAACGCACTGAAGCCGGCGAATTGCTCGCCCCGCAGCGCTTTCCGGAGTCGGCTGTGCAAGAACTAGAAGCTGCACTCGAAACCGAGCAAAACGTAGGCGCTCAGCTGCAGCAGAACCCGGTTCCGAAGCGCGGCGCGTTCTTTGAAGACGACTGGTTCGGAACGTGGGAGGCATTGCCAGCGCGACCGCGCTACGTGCAATCGTGGGATCTTGGATTCAAAGGGAAGCGTGCGGGGAAGCAGCAACGGCAGGCGCATTCACGGGTGCATGGTGCGTTGTGGGCGTTCACCGACGCGGCCTATTACCTCGTGGCGGAAGTGATCGGCTGGTGGAATTACCCCGAGACACGCCGGCAGTTTCAACGGTGCCAGACTCTCTGGGCGAAGTGTGAAGCCGTGCTAGTAGAAGACAAGGCGAACGGCCCAGCGTTGATTGACGAAATGGCAGAGCTGTCTCCTGGGGTCCCGATCAAGCCAGTCGAGCCGCAAGGGTCGAAGGAAGACAGAGCATCCCGGCACAGTGCGTTGGCAGAATCCGGCAAGATTCTCCTGCCAACGGCTGAGCAGATGCCAACGATTGGCGAATTCCGAGCCGAGCTGGTACGATTCCCGAATCAGCGGCGCAATGATCGCGTGGATACTACGACGCAAGCACTGGACTACATGACGGACAAGGCGCAACGCTTGCGCGCCGCGTTGCATGCTATAGGTAAGAACAGATGACACAGACCAAAAAGCCGGGCAGGTTGCTCGCTCTCGTGAAAGACGGGTGGCAGAATCTGATCACAGGGTACGGAACCGAGAACGATCGAACAACTGCCACGACGTATTCACGGCTGACGGAGGAGACCCCCGAGACGCTAGAGAACATGTTCGGAGGGGAGTGGCTGGCACGCCGCATCGTTCAGACGTTGCCGGAGCAAGCGCTGCGCAAGCCTCCGACGACGGATGTGGAAGGGGCATTCGAAGCGTTCCAGAAGCTGAACGCTCATGAGCTGTACCCCGCGGGCGTGTTCAACCACGCCCTATATCAAGGGCGGCTCTTTGGTGGGGCGGTGTTGTTGATAGGGTTCGAGCGTGGGCAGCCAACGGACGTTGCCCCCGAGCCGGGGTCTGCGTCCGGCGTGAAGTGGCTTGACGTCGTGCCGTGGCACGATTTGACGATCAAGAGCCGAAACGCGGATCCCAATAGCGAGCGGTTCCGGTTGCCTGAGATCTTTAGGGTGGTCGGCGACCACCCACGCAAGGATCTAGAGTTTCACGCGAGCCGCGCGATCTTCTGTGAAGGGTTGGCGCGCGGCAAGCCACGTCCCGCGACGGACCCCACCCCATGGTTGTCAGTGTTGCAACCAGTGCTCGACACCATGCGAGACTACGGCGTATCATGGCAAGGGGTCTCCAACCTGCTAGTTGAAGCTTCGATCGGAGTGGTCAAGCTGGCAGGGTTGATCGATATGCTCGCGGCGAAAGACACGACCGCAATCCAGAACCGCCTGCAGATGCTCACTGTCGGGCGTTCCGCCGCGCGGTCGATGTTCCTTGACGCTTCACACGATGAATCGTTCACGCGGACCGAGGTGTCGTTTCAAGCGCTGCCCCAACTCATGCAGCAGATCACGCAACGGATGTCCGGCGCAGCCGGGGTCTCCGCCACTGCGTTGTTCGGGCAGTCGCCAGCCGGACTCAACGCTACGGGGGAGAGCGACATCCGGCAAGACTACGACAAGGCGGCGGTGTATCGCGAGCAGAGCGTGAAGCCGAAGCTGCAACGGCTCGTATCTTTGATCGCGAAGCGCCCCGTGGAGTTGGACTTCCCGTCACTATGGGAGGAATCTGCGCAAGAGAAAGCGACTACACGGTTGGCCAACGCGCAAGCGGATCAAATCTGGTATGGGATGGGCGGACTTGATCCGATCGAAGTCATGGTCTCGCGAGCGCAGGACGGGAGCCTAGGCGTCAAGATCGATCCGGATGCGAAGCTTGTAGCGTTCGAAGCTTCGCAAAAGGAGATCCCAGAAGGCGCGTCGATTGAACTCACGCCGTCGGCGCAAGAGTTCACGACTAGCGCGAACGAAGTGCGAGCCGTGAACAAGCTTCCGCCGTGGGAGCCGGGGCGCGGTAACAAGTCGGTGGCAGAACTGCGCGCCGAAACCGAGGCAAGGTTGTCTCAACTGACAGCTCCAGCACCGGGTCCGGATGCCACTGAAACGTGAATACCGCGGAACCGTTTCGGAAGGCGTGCTCAATGACGTGGAGCGCGCCTATCTGATCGTCTTGCGCGCGGTACATAGGCAAGCTGTCGGCTCGCTTGTGGAAGATGCGCCGCGCAAGATTCGGATCCCAGCTGTCGTGTTGCGGCTGATCGAACGGGCGCTCCGTTCACTTGTACGCGGCGTCAACTCGGATCTGTCGAAGCTCCCCGGGGTTCGAGCGGATCGGCTGGCTGGTGACGAAGCGACCGTCTTAGGGTTCCGAGCCCAATCCGTGAAGTTGATCCGTACTATCGCAACCGAGCACCTGTCAAAGGTGGAGCGCATCTTGTCGGCTGGGCAAGGGTTGCACAGGGACACGCTCGCGAAACGACTTCAAGAACAGCTGGGGGTGTCGGCTTCGCGTGCGAAATTCTGGGCAGTTGATCAGACGTTGAAACTGAATGCAGACGTGCGGCAGAAACAGCACGAGCGGCTTGGCGTCAAAGAGTACATTTGGCGGACGTCGCAAGACGGCAACGTGCGGCCATACCATCGTGTGTTGAATGGCAAGGTTTTCCGGTACGACGCTCCGCCGGTGGTGTCCGCAAGTGGCCGACGAGCACACCCCGGGCACGACTACCGGTGCCGATGCCATGCCGAGCCGGTGTTGCCTAAAGAGCAGACGGAGAAGGGGGCTCGGCGGAAGCCCAGGAAGCCGACGGCGGCGGAAATCAAGGCGTATCGCGACAGTCGTCCGAAGAAACGGCCAGCCCGAAAAATCTAGCTTGACCGGATTTGACACCGCTGGAATGCAGTGATACTGTATTTTCAGTGATTGTCGATACAGGCCAGCTGGAATCGGTACAGGAAGCCCCCGGGGGCGGGGTTGTGATTCCTGCTCTGATCGGCCGCGACGGCGTGCAAGTGTACCGCCGTCCAGACGGAACGACGGTGCGCGCATACCGGCCCGCAGCGGAGGTATTCGCAGCTGACTACGCTGGCGCGCCCGTCACTATCGGACACCCGACAGGGGGCGTGTCACCGGAGAATTGGCGCGAGCACGCCGTCGGGTTGGTGCGCGATCAAGATCCGCAGGCTGAGCGGCGCGGCTCGTATCGATTCGCTCGCGCCCGGCTGCAGTTGACCGAAGCCAGCGCAATCCAGCGTGCGAAGTCGCGTGACTTGCGGGAGTGCTCGTGTGCGTACGACTGCGAGCGCGATTGGACGCCAGGTGTCACTGCCGACGGCGAACCCTACGATGTCGTGTTTCGCGGGCTGCGGCCCAATCACGTTGCACTTGGTCCGGCAGGGTTCGCCCGTGCCGGGCGCGATGCACGGTTGCTCATCACTGACGGAGAAGACATGTCCGACGTTCTGATGCACGATCTTGTGGCCGACGATGCAATGGCCACTCTACCCAATGCACCCCCCGTGGCCCCTGCGGCCCCCGCAAGCCCTCCGGCAGAGCCGACGCGCGACAGCTTGATCGCTGATCGTGCGCTACTCACGGAAGCGACGGCGAGGCTCCAGGCCGAGAACACGAATCTCACGCGCGAGCGCGACGAAGCTCGCACGCAGCTGGCCGACGCTCAGAAGGAGCTGGCGGACTTCAAAGCGAAGGGGGACGTCGCGAAGCAGATCGCGGACGGCGTGTCGGCTGAGCTGAAGTTTCGGAAGTCGGTCGGCGATGTGCTGCCGGATGACTTCGTCTACGACGGCAAGTCGCGCGCCGAGGTTCTGGTCGAAGCGATCAAGGCGCTCGATCCGAAGTCCGAGCTGACCGCCGACTCGGACGAAGCCGAGCTACGCGGAATGCTCACCGGGTTGTGCAAGGCGCGCCCCGAGCCACACGACTACAGCAAGGATCACCACGTCGAAGACGGCGAGACACAGACCACCAAGATCGATCCAGCGGCGCACATCCGGAAGGTCGCCGCGGCCCGGTTCGCAGGAGAGTAGAGCCATGCAGTCGTTTGCAGAATCCGATTCCCCCAAGGCGGGACAGAAGGCGAATCTTCTCGGCCGCAGCGTCGGCCTCGTGCTCGACGCCAACACCAAAGCAGGTGTCGTGGTTGTCCCCGGCGCCGCACACGGTACGTGCAAGGTCCCGGCGACGGCCGGCGACGCTGCCAAAGCGATCGGGGTGACGGTGTACGACCCCCTCACCCCGGCCTATTCCTCCACGTACGACTACGAGTCGGCACGGGTGTGTGAGGTGCTCAAAGAGGGGGAGATCTGGTGCGTGTGTGAAGAGGCTATGGCCGAAGGGTCCAAGCCGTACGTGCGACACACGGCCAACGGCGCGGGCAAGCTCTACCCCGGCGTGCTGCGTTCGGACGCTGACACTGCGAACGCAGAGCTGCTGCCGAACGCGCAAGTGGTCTACCCGTCCACCGGTGCCGGTGTCGTGAAGATCGCGATCAACCTTCCACAGGCCCCCGCGTCCTGAGCAGGAGACAGACGAATGGCAGCTATCACCCAAACCCAGCTGGACTATGTCGCCGAGCAACGGACGAAGCTCTACCGCCCTGCGAAGTTTCGCGGCCTGCTCCCGATCGACAGCTCCGTCCCCACGTGGGCAGACCGTGTCGAACACTCCGAGATTTCGGTCTCGGCCGAAGTCCCTGTGCCGATCCCCACAAGCGGTCCGCCCGACAACCTGCCGCGGCCGACGCTTTCGCGTGAAGCAGCCTACGCGAAAATCATGTACTTCGGGTACAGCTACGGCTACTCGGATCGCGACTTGGAGCGAGCCGCGCGCCAGAAGATCACGTTGTCGGCTTCGTACGCTGTCGCGAATCAGCGCAACGTGGAGTTGTTCTTGGATGCCATCGCAGCCGGGGACTACCTCACGACGTACGGACTCCCCGGGCTGCTCAATATCTCAGGCAAGTCGGCCGACACTGCGTGTGTGAAGGCGGCCGCCCCCGCCTCGGGTACCACGTGGACCTACGCTTCGTGGCAGGAGATCGTTGCCGACGTCGGCTACGCCGTCGGACAGATCGAGTCCAACACCTACGAGAACATGACGGCCGCGCTGGTGATCATCAGCCCCGACCGTATGCGGCTGCTGACACAGACGCTCCACCCCATCACGAATCAGAGCGCGCTGCAGATCCTGCGTGCCATGTTCCCCGGAGTGCGTTTCGCGAGCTGGCAGAAGTGCGCGACGGCCGGCGCTGGGTCGATCCAGCGGATGGTGACCATGGCGACCGGCCTCGACGTGGCACGTATGATCGTGCCGCAGGAGCTGACCGATCAACGGCCGCTGGCAATCCCCCTCGGGTGGGTCGTTCCGCAGACGTTCGGTACGGCCGGTGTCCTGGTCGAAACCCCCGACGCGATCCACTACCTGGACGGCATCTAGGAGATCCGCACGATGGCACAAGTCCCCACCCCCACAACCCTGTACCTCGGACCGCTCGACTCGACCCGAGCAACCCAAGTGGATACGAACGAGACGGACATCGCCGCACTGGAAGCGGCCGACGCGCTCCACGAAGCCGACGAAGCCATGGGGCGAATCAACGTCCCCCTGACTGAATTCGTGACCGTGGCCGACGGGTTGCCGCTGGTGACCGCGTTCAATGACGGGGTCGCCGACGGGCTTCAGTGGAGCGAAGGGCTGCTCTATCGGTTCAATCCGTCCAGCTCGGCCAAGATCGGCGCGAGCGTCCCGCTTCCGGCAGAGCTGGATGGTGACGAAGATGTCACGATCCGGATCCTGGCTTCGCGAATCGGTACCGGCAACGCGGACGCCTGTATCACCGTGGAAGCATTCTTCCAGGTGGACGGCGCGGCCCCGGACGCGGACGCGGACTGCGGCGGCGATACCGGCGCGGTTGCGGCCGCCACGACTGTGATCGACACAGTGACACGGGTTCTGGACAGCGGCGACGTCCCGGACGGACCGGCCACGCTATCCTTCACATTGGTTCCGAACGCGGACCTGGACGCGGACGACCTTTGCATTCACGGAGTGATCATCGAATACGCCAAGAGCCTGAGCGCCTGACCCATGACCATTGACGAATTTCTGGAAGCTTTCCCGGAATTCGCCCCGACGTACGCACAGAACCCCGATCAAGTCGCAGCAGCTTTGACCACAGTCGGGCGGTACGTGTCCGACAGCTGGGGCGAGTCGCGTGACGAAATCATCGGCCTCGAATGCGCAGCGCGGCTCGCCGCGTCGCCGGTAGGTCGCGCCGCTCAGCTGTCAGGTGAAGACGGTGGGTCCACTTACACCCGAGAACTCAACCGCCGAAAGCGGATGCACGCTTGCAGCGAGCTTCGGATCGCATGACTTCCGTACGCACCAAAGAGCAGCCGTTCCGGATCCCGACGTCGGTCAAAATCCGCGTGGGGATCCTACATGCGGACGCCGCGCACGAAAGCGGGGTCTCGGTCGGGGCCGTGGCGCAAGCTCACGAATTCGGCGACGGGGTACCGATGCGCTCATTCGTTCGGGCCTGGTTCGATGAAAACGCCGAAGGCGCGACGAAGCTGGCAGTCAACACGATGCGAGCAGCGCCGCAAGCTGTCGGGGTCGCTGCCGAGCTGGCGGCGGCCAAGATGGCAGCCCAGTGTCAGAACCGAATGGCCGCCGGCATCCCCCCGGACTTGGAAGAAGCCACGAAGCGCGCTCGTGAGCGACACGGACAGGCTCCCCCGTACGTCCCCCTGATCGAAACAGGCACGCTCAAATCCCACGTGGTGGGGGACGCTGAGGTGATTCCGTGACCACTTGGGCGGAGCTTCGGACGGCGGTTGTCGCTGCAGTCGTGGCCGCTTCGGGCGTGACGGCCGGTGCGGTTGTGTGGGGGAAAGCGGCGCAGCCTGTGGCCGATCCAGTGATCCGCTTGTTCGTGGTGTCCGACGTGGACATGACGAACGTTCGGGAGGTTCGGACCGCTTCGCAAGCCGGGTACGCCAGGCGGCTTTCCGTGCTTCGCGACATCGTGATCCAAGTGCAAGCCGAGACGATCAACGTAGCGACGGCTGCCGATGCGCTCGCAGTAGCTGGGGACGCTCGGCTCGGACTCGAGTTGCAGGCGGCGCAAGCCGAGCTGTCAGCGGTTGGTGTGCATTCGATTGCACTTCGCGGTCCGAGCGTGGATCGCACTTTCAAACGCGGCGAGCATCTGATCGCTGCGCGTTCGTTCGACATCTTGTTTCGCGCAGAATTCCACCGAGACGATCCGGATGCGGTTGGCGTGATTGAGCATGTCAAGGTGGGCGGTACGGTGTACGCGCCCGCAGAAATCGAAATCCCCGAGACCACCTACGATAGAGGCTGACCATGGGCGTTGATGACGTTGTTTCTGTTTCCATTTCCGTTGCGGACAGTGCGCCTTCTGTGGCCGGTTTCGGGGTTCCGCTGATCCTGGCGTACCACGACAACTTCGTGGGGGAGGTACGCCAGTACAATGCGAACCCAGCCGGGTTGACGTCGCTTCTGTCGGACGGTTTCACGTCGGATCACGATGCCTATCGGAAGGCCGCTGCCATCTGTGCGCAAACGCCGCATTGCTCGACGTTCAAAGTCGGCGTGCGCGCCGCGGCGAATCAGCAATCCGTGGACATCACACCAGCGTGGGCTACCGAAGGTCGGACGCTCGGCTTTGACGTGGACGTTGGGGGGACCGTGACGACCATTGCCGTCACCCCGCAAGCCGGCGACTTGATCGCCGACGTGTGCGACGATCTGGTGACAGAGTTGGGGGGTGTGTCGGGGCTGACCCCGACGGACAACACGACGCACGTCACGGTCGAACCGGACGACGACGAAGTCCGAATCTACCTCCGGAACGTCCTCGGTTGCGAGCTGGACGACACGAGCGCCGACGCGGGAATCGCCACGGACTTGGCTGCCAATCTCGCTGTCGATGACGACTGGTACGGGCTACTGATCGACTCCAATTCGGCGGCCGAGATTCTGGCCGCTGCCGCGTGGGCCCTCACGAATGAGCGGCTCTTTGGGTCGCTGTCGATCGATTCGGATATCCTCACGAGCGACGGCGGGGTCGCAGCCGACTTGCTCGCGTTGACGAATCACAACACCTATGTGCTTTCGACTCGTGACGGGAAGGGGCAGTGCGAGGCCGGTCTGATGGGGCGTCAGCTGTCGCGCGCGCCAGGTAGCTCTACTTGGGCACTCAAGACCGTTTCGGGGGCGGTTGCGGATGCCTACACCGCGACCGAGCTGGGATACGCTCGCGCCGCAAAGGCTATCACCTACCAGAACACGAAGGGGATTTCGCACACGTTCGACGGCTTCGCGACGTCCGGGCGGTTCCTGGACATCACCAGGGGCATTGCGTGGACCAAAGCGCGGATGCAAGAGGCGGTGATTGCCGCTCTCACGAACAACGAGAAACTGGGCTTCACGAATGCGGGCGCCAGTGTGCTGGAGTCGGCTGTCTCTGGGGTGCTCGCAAGCGGCGAGAAGGCCAAGCTGTATGCGCCAGGCTGGTCCGTGACTCGCCCCGACGTTTCGGCTGTGTCGGCAGCGAACAAGACCGCCCGCTTGTTCCCGGACATCCGGTTCTCTGCCGTGTTGCAGGGCGCGATCCATAGCGTGGAGATTGACGGCACGGTAACCCCGTAGCGTGACAGGGAGAAGGAACCCATGGGAAGCGATTTCAAAGTCTACGACGACGCGGCCGTCTCGCTGGTGATCTGCGCGATCCCAATCGAAGACGGGTTGGGAAGCCCGTTCGTCAAGGTGATGGCGGTCGATGACGATTTCGATTGGGAAGCGGGAATCGACGGAGAGGTGTGCCTTTACAACAAGCACAACACTCGATTCATCGCCGAGGTCACGTTGAAAGGGTTCAGCTCTCACAACGCCCAGCTGGCGGCCGTGCACGGAGTCAACACGGCGAGCAGCAGCGGGGCCGGCGTGGGTGTGTTCCTACTGCGGGACAACAACGGATCCACGATCATGGCAGCCGACAAGTGCTGTATCCAGCGCGTCCCCGACAAGGGTTTCGGGGAGAAGCCTGAAGACGTGACCTGGCGGTGCATGATCGTCGCCTCGCCGCAATCGATGATCGTCGGCGGCAACTGACCGCCGACCGAAAGGAGCTAGCAAAATGGAGCACGAATTCACGGTCGGTGAGATCGAATTCAAGCAGAAGTCGCTGAAACTGAAAGCCGCGTTGCGAATCGAATCGCTGATCACCGCGGCGCTTGTCCCGGCCTTGCTCGGCCTGGCGCCACTCGCGGACGCTAAGAACAAGCAGTCGCTGGACCCCCGGGCGCTTCGTGAAGCACTGGCCGGGCTGGATCGCTTGCCCGAGCTAGTCGAAAGCTTCGCGCAGGTTTGCCAGGTCAAGTGGCAAGGCGATAAGTGGGTCTCCCTTTCCGACTTCGCCGATTTGGTTTTCGAGCGCAAGGCAGCTACTGTGTTGGCGTGGCTCGTGTCCTGTATCGAGTGGCAGTTCGCGGATTTTTTCGACGGCACTGGCCTACCCCTCGTAATGGGGGCGGTGAACCGCTTCGCCTCCCAGCTGGGCTTGACTGGCGGATCTGGCGGATAGCCGTGGACGATCGGATCCCCGACGGCCTGGCGACGATTCTCGGCCAGTGGTCGATCGTGGATCTCTTCGAAGCGCACGCAGTGCTAGACGCGCTGGACGAAGCGGCCGCAGCACAACAGGATAGAAGGGATCTAGCTCGTGGCCTTGCGTGAAATCTGGGCCGAGTTTACGTTCAAGTGGGACAAGGGCGCCCTGTCTTCGCTGAACGCGGCGACCACCAAAGCCGAAGCCGGGGTGCGTAAGCTGGCCACTGCTACCGCTACGGTGGCGGAACGAGCCAGAGAAGCCGCTACGTCGGGCGCAAAGTTGAAGGGTTCGCTTGCCGGGTGGGGGGCGCTGGCTCAACAGAACGCGGCGGCCACCAAAGCCGCAGCTGGGGTGCGCACGCTAGCTGCGGCCGCCAACACCTTGACGGAGCGCGCGCGCGAGGCCTCTACCTCTGGCGCACGCTTGAAGGGATCGCTTGCCGGGTGGGGGGCGCTGGCCCAACAGAACGGCGCTACGATTACTGACTTGGCACATGCAGTGCGGATGCTGCGTGTGAATGTGCGCGCAGCGATTGGCGGGGACGAGAAGCTAGCGGCTGCGTTCCGAGAGCTTGGAGCGGACACAACCAAGCTGTCCGCGAAGGGGCGTTCAGCGGCTTCAGTGTGGACCGAGGTCACCGGACGCCTTGCCGGGGTGGAGAGCCAGGCGAAGCGCTCGCAGCTGGCGCTACAGATCTTGGGGGACGTTGGATCAAAGGTCGCAACGCCAGCTTTGGGTGGCGGTCGCGAGGGGCTGCGTGCCAATCTCAAGGCAGCGAGCATCGCAGCCAAGCCAGCGGCAGACACGGCAGCCGTCGCCGAAGTAGCGGCGAAAACGGAAGGCCGCCTGGCGAAGTTGGGGGCCGCCTGGCGCAAGGTGTTTGCTGGCGGGAAAGCGCCGCAGGCGGTGCGGCAAATCCGATCTTTGAAAGACGTGGCCGGGGAAGCAGCGCTTGCGTTGGGGATCTTCGGCGGCGCGTTCGGCGCAGTGTTCGGCGCGCGCAAGCTAGCCGAAGTCGTATCGGGCACGCTCGAAGAGGTGGACGCGACTGCGAAGCTGGCGAAGCAATTGGGGTTCACTGCCGAAGCACTGCAACGCTTGCAAGCGTTTGCCGGGTTGGGTGGCGTCAAGGTAGAAGAGTTGCGGATCGGTGTCTCCACCCTGACGCGAAATCTGGGCGTGCTAGCTGCCACAGGCAAGGGCGAAGCGAAAGACGCTTTGCGCGCCATGGGGATCGAAATCGATTCGATCAAGGGGAAGTCCCCAGAACAGCTCTTCTACGAATTCGGGAAGTCGGTCGCGTCAATCGAAGATCCGATCAAGCGCGGTGCGATGGCACAGAAGCTGTTCGGGGAGTCGGGGCAACGGCTGCTATCGGCATTCCAGGGGACGCCCGAAGAAATCGACGCGGTGCGGAAGCGTGTCGAGGAGTTGGGGGTAGTATTCTCGGAGGACTTCGCCAAGCAGGCCGAAGAAACCAAAGATGAAATGCTGCTCACGGGGTTGCAATTCGAGCGGCTCAAAGTCACGTTGGTCGGCTACCTCGTGCCGGCGATTCGCTGGACTTCGACCCAGCTAACCGCGTTCATGTCGCGTGTGTCCGAGGTGGCGAAGCGCACCAATGCTTTCAAGGCAGCGTTTCTGACCGGCGGGTGGGCGTTGTTCGGGAAGCTCCTTTCGAAGTTGCTGGGGGGAGTCGGCGGGCTGCGCGGAGCGCTTGGGAAATTCTTCCCTTGGGTTGCGAGGCTCGCGAGGTTCCTGCTTCCGTGGATCGCTTGGACGTTGATCCTGGACGACATTATCACTTTCCTCAAAGGCGGCGATTCCGCGTTGGGGCGCTTGCTCGACGCCTTGTTCGGGGTGGGCACTTCAAAAGCCGTGCTTGAGTGGCTGCGGGATGTGTGGAAAGACATCCGCGACGCGATCGTGAAAACGGCGCACAAGCTTCGCGACTGGATCCAAACTCTGGACGAGCACGACAAGAAAATCGTTGCGACGGTTGGCTTCGTTGGTTTGCTCGCCGCAGCGTTCCCGGGAGTAACGGCCGCCGTGCTTCGGCTTGGGGTGGCAGTACTGGGCCAAGTCGCCGCGTGGGGGAAGGCAGCCGCTGCGTGGACTGCAGGGCAGCTGGCAGCTGCTGCAGCTTCTGGGGGTGTGATGGGGTTGGCTGCAGCGCTAGGGGCAGTTGCCGCGGCCGTGGCTGCAGTGGTCGTAGCGTGGCAGCAGTTCTCCTCTTTGCTTGACGAAGTCGGAGGTTGGTCCGGGTTGATCGAAGGCGTCAAGAGCTTGGCGTCAACCGGGGATTTCTTCAAAGGCGTAGACGCTGAAGCGAACGCCAAAGCCCGCCGCGCCGCCGCGTCGCGTCGAGCGCAAGCCGTGCGCGAAGGGCGGGCGGAGCCGGGTGCCGGATACCGCGGTGGTACAGGAACGCGCGTCGAAATCAACGATCACTCGACCGTGTCGGTCAAGGTAGCCACTCCGAGCAATGCGGCAAAGGTCGGCCGAGCCGCGGCCGCCGGGGCTGCACAAGGGCGGCGGTCGGCCGCTGCCAAAACCAACGCGGCGCTGGTAGGGGTACCTCGTGGCTGATTGGCTGACTTGGGAAGGTGATCTGCCCGGGCAGGGTGGGGCGTTGACGGCGGACGCTGTGACGGCGATTCAAGCCAACGGCGAAAGCGAAGTCACGAAGCATCCGATCGAATCCGGTTCGGTGATTGCCGATCATATCATCCACCAGCCCGACGCTTTGATCGTGGACTTCGTCCAATCGAACAAGCCCCTTGAGAACGAAGAGCACACGGATTGGCAGCAAGTCACGATCAACCCGAGGCCGAGCGCGTTCAGCCCAAGCGGCTTGCTTGCGTTGACCATGGCGGTCGGGGCCGCAGTCGAAGCCGTGGCAAGTGCCATCGGACTAGCCGGCGGCGGGGGACCACAGGTCTACATGCTGACGGCCAATGACGACACAGACTATATCAACGAGCTGCACGACAAGTTGCTAGACGTAAGGTCGAACGGGTACTTGTGCACGTTCCAGCGTGCCGGACTTGTCCGGACTGGGCTGGTGATCACTTCCGTTCAGCTGTCGCGGACAAGCGGTGAAGCTGGGCTGGCTCGATTCACGATCCGTTTGGAGAGTATCGCCACAGTCGAAACGGCGGCCGCTTCGTTGGTTGGGGATGTCGTGGGTGCGGTAGGGGCTGCGGCGCTTTCGGCCGTGCCGATCTTGGATCAGGGATCTAGGTCGGTTGACGAAATCGCTGAAGACGTGGTGGACAAGTCCCTTCTGGTTCAGTCAGGTTTGCCGGATGCACTAGGACTATGATCGTAGAAATCCCAACCCGTTCGGACGGAGACCGCTACGCCTACCAAATGAAAGTGGCGTTGAGTGGAATCGAGCACATCGTTCGGCTAGTCTGGTCGGTTCGAACGGAGCACTGGCACGTCTCACTGTACCGAACCGACGGCGACGCAGTGATCGAAAATCGTGTCGTGGTCAACGGGATCAACCTGCTTCGGGGTTCGGGTACGACGTTGCCCGGCGCACTGTATGCGCTGCCAACGGATGGGGTGAACGAGCACGCCGACTTGACGGGCCTCGGTTCTCGCGTGCGTCTCTATTACGAGGAGCCGGACTAGTGGCGCAATGGATCCGTTCCTTCTCGCTTGAGTTGAGCGAAGCCGGGCCGCTCGGGTTTGGCGGCTTCGTTGTCGAGTCAAGCTCTGCCAAGATCGATTCGCTTCGCATCGCATTCGATATTGAACGGGATGAAAAGCCCTGGCCGAATTCGGCGGAGGTTGTCATCTGGAACCTGAACGAAGACCACCGTAACTGGCTCGGGCAGCAGACTGCCATCCCGTGCAAGCTGACCGCCGGCTACCGGGATTCCAGCGGCGTGATCTTCGAAGGCATGCTACAGAATGCACGGTCGATCAAAGATGGTCCGGATTGGGTGACGACCCTTTACGCGGATGATGGGGCGCTCGATAAGGACGGTGAACCGCTGGCGTCAAAATCGATTCACAAGACGTGGGGCAAGGGAACTCCGGTCTTCAAGGTGTTGCAGGACTTCGTGAAAGAGTTGAACGTCAAGCCTGGCAACTCCACAATCCAAACGGCCGCGGCAAGCGTACTCACCGGGAACGCTCTGACCCACGCCTTCACAGTAGACGGACCGCTCTTCGAAGAGCTGATCTACTTCATGCGTTCCTGCGCTTTGACGTGGTCAATTCAGGACGGGGGGATCCAAGTCCGGATCGCGCCGGAGGTACCGGCGGACGTCGTAGCGCAGATCGTGTCGCCGTTGACCGGGTTGGTCGGGGAGACGGCAACGGAGACTCTGAAGATCGAACGCGAGAACAGCATCACCAAGAAAAAGGAGATCACGCCGGTGACTGTGACGGCTGGACGTTGCCTCATGCTCCCGCAATTGAAGCCCGGGCATCAATTCATTCTGCAGTCTCGCAACAACACAGGGCCCCAGATTGCTAAGCTAGTGCGCCACACAGGTGATACGCGCGGCGGTGACTGGTATACCGATTTCGAGGCTTACGCATGACGTCTGATCCGAAATGGCCTGAAGTGATTCACGAGTCGATTAAGCGTTCGCTCGACGGCGTGCACACTGCGATTCCGGCTATCGTGTCCACGTACAATGCGGCGCTGCAGCAAGTCGCGGTACAGCCCGTGATTGACGGGATGCCCCCGCTAGAAGACGTGCCAGTTGCGTGGCCGCGCGGCGGCGGGCACTTTCTGCACATGCCGATCATTCCCACAGACGCGGTGCTACTCGTGTTCTGTGAGCAAGATTTCAACCCGTGGCGGCTGGGCGGCATCCCGCTAGCTCCGGCCCTGCTCCGCCGCCACGGGTTGTTTGCCTACGCTATCCCCGGGGCCGCCCCCGACCTGTCGCCTATCGCGTCGGCTGCCACCTACCCCGGTGCAGTGTTGGGACTGGACGGCGGATTCATCGTGCACGTAGGGGCAACCGGGGTGGACTTGGGAGCCTACCCGGCTACTCAAGCAGTGGCATTGGCTGCAGTGGTGGATAGCATCTTGTCCTCGTTGCAAGGCATCATTGCGGCGGCTGTGCCTGTGCCGAACGATGGGGGGGCCGCGATCTTGACGGCCCTGCAAGCGTGGGCGCCTGTGCCGACTGCCTCGACTGTGGTAAGGTGTAGCGCGTGACTGGTTTCCAAATCCCCGGTGACTTGGCATTGTCCGAAGGCGGGCGGGCGTTGCTGTGTTGCCAGGGCCCGTTGGAAGTCGCAGCGCGCATTCGTGCGCGCCTCCGAATGTTCAAGGGGCGATGGCGTTACAATCCCAACGTCGGGATCGAATACCTGGACGAAATTCTCACGAAGCCTTCCGACGCAGCGCTTGTCAGGTTTCGTGCTGCCGTGTGGCGCACCCTGAGCACTACGCGGGGGGTAACTTCCGTGGAGTCTTTGCAACTCTCGTTCGATAGCGTCGAGCGAATGGCCGTCGCGACGTATGTTGTGCGCGTCGGGGGCGAAACCATTTCAGAAAGTGTCGCGTTCCTATGACGTACGGATTGACTGCAACCGGGTTCCGCCGAAAGCTCTACTCCGAAATCATTGCGGACATGTCCGCGTGGCTGCGTGCTCGCGTCTCGGAAAACCTGGATCTATCCGAGGAAACGGTCCTAGGCAATTGGGATGCCATCGTCGCCGACCACCTTGAGGAGTTGTGGGAGCTGGTGGAAGCCGCGTGCAACGCCACGGATCCGGATCAAGCCGTGGAAGCTTTGCTCGTTGGTCTGTGTAAGCTGTCGGGCGTGATTCGAGAAGGGCCAAAGCAGGGCAGTGTTGTTCTGCAGTGCACGTTTTCGAAGGCTGCGACTATCGCTGCGGGCGGTTTGACCGTGGCAGTGGCGGGGCAAAGCTCCAACACCTGGACGAATGATGAAGAAATCGTTGCAACCGGTGCGGGGTGGCAGCTAGTTGATTTCTCGTCCGTTGCTGCCAGCTCGGCCGCCGTGGCGCTAGCCGGCACCCTGACCGTGATTCAGACTCCACACGACGGATTGTCAGCTGTCACGAATCCAGCCGACGCGATCCCAGGTGCTGATCTTCAGTCTCTTGATTCCCTTCGCACCGAACGCGAGAACAGTCTCGCCGCTTCGGGGAAGGCGACCGTGCCAGCTATCACTGCCGACTTGCAAGCAGTGGAAGGTGTGCTGGACGTTGACGTGCGGGAGAATGTGTACGACTACACAGTCAACGCGATTCCGCCGCATGCTATCCAGGCGACCATTTGGGACGGTGCTACACCGCAAGCTGCAGATCAAGATGTCGCAGATGCGCTGTATGCTGCGAAGGGGGCGGGACGACCAACCGTCGGGGCTATTGAGTCAACCGTAACCGATCCGTTTGGTGACGATCAGCTAGTATACTGGAATCGCGTTGAGCAGGTGGAGCTGTCCGTAGCCGTGACGGTCGTCGGATCTACCACGGCCAACGCAGTCAAGGCTGCGATCATTGCAGGGTACACTGAAGAGGTGGGCGAAGATGTCATCCGATCCCAGCTGATCGCGGCGGCTCTCAGCACGGTCGGTGTGACCGACGTATCGGCTTTGACGATCGGAATCCACCCCACCTATTCCCCAACTAACTACACCATCGGAGCACTGCAGATCGGGCTACTCGATTCGGCCCGGATCTATGTGACGATCACATGACACTTGATCCAAATCTTGGCGTGGCCCTGGCCTTGAAGTACACCGGCGGGATCGTCAAGCCACGATCCGACCAAGCGCTTTATCGCGTGCGCGTCAATGCCGCGGGCGACAATCTCGTATACGAACGAGTCGAGGCCGAAGCGTTCGATCTGATCTATGAAGACACGATCATCGGAAACGTTGCTCCGCACACAGGCGCCTGTGAGACGGACGGGAACGAGACCGTGACCCTTCTCGACATCCCGATCCCGAAAGGCGGATGCACGGTTGACCTGCGAGTGTTCGGGAAAGAGGGGTCGGGGACGTATTACGTATGGCACGGCGAATACGTGCTTTTCCAGAACGCAGACGGGGGGACTCCGACCGTCCTGGACTACACGACCGCATCGGCGTATGCTTCCGGAGTGGATGGATCGCACGTGCACGCAGCTGCTTTCGGCATGCTGCGGATTAGCGCCGACGGCTCCGGAACGGACGGGGTCGTGCAGTGGCGTGCACACGCAATCATGGTCCGCCTGGGGGCTGACGTATGAGTCTAGAGCACAAGACGTCGCACGCAATCGAAGGGATCCTGAAGCTGATCCCCGAATACTGGGGGAAGCCTCGGATTGCGGCTGTACTTCAGGCGGCGCTGAACGAGGTTCAAGCGTTGGAAGACGCGGCATGGTCTGTGCTCGACCAGCTGGACGTAGACACGTGCGAACGTTTCATGCTGCAGCGTTTCGCGAAGATCGTGGGGGAGCCAACCGAACCGGATGCGTTGGAAGCTTTCCGGTCTCGCGTGAAGTGTCGCGTTGCGATCAACCGGTCTCGCGCGACGATGCAAGACTTGTACGACGTCGTGTCGCTTTTGACCACGCCGGGAAGCGCTACCGAAACTACCGACGCGGTGAACATTCTCACAGCTGCCTACCCTGAAGACGGTGCGTACGTGATCAACGAAGCGGCCGAAGCCGGGGTGCGTGTCGTGTGGATCGTACCCGGGACTTTCTCGTATCCTGATATTGACAACATGGCTGCAGCGACTCCGCAGCAAGCGGTAGACGTTGGCACCTTTGGAGAGATCCATGTCTGAAGTAGCAGAACATTTCGTCGTCTGGGGTGATACCGGGTCCACGTCTGAAATGGCCGACTCGAAAGTGGAACGAGGCTACCTCGCAAACACCCCGGACATTTCGGCGGACGAAATCAATTGGTACATGAAGCAGCTGGGGACTGTGGCGAAAGCGCTGCGAGATGAACCGATCCTCCCGCACAACCCCCGCTCAGCTGCCACGAAAGACAGCTCTCTAGAGCGCCCAATGTGGGCCGCTTGCGGGCGGGGGGTGCTGTACTGCGCCGACGACGGTCAGAACACTGTGCTTTACTCGCCGTTCGGCGATACGTACACTGTCACCACGAGCACGATCCCTGTATTCGTTGACGACGAATGGGTCGTCTGCTTGCTGGTCAGCGGCGGGAACCTGCAAGCTCTGGTCTTCACGACATACGATGATTCTATGTATACCGGAGCACTGACTTCGGACGTCTTGTTCGCCTACGCTGGATCGCTGGTAGGCATCTCAAATTACATGTGCAGCTGTCCGCACGATACGCAAGCCGGGGCCGTGTGGCTGGACTTCGACGATTCTGGAACCGACCGATTGTATTTCTACGAATGGGACGGCCCCGGAACTTCCACTTGGACCGCGACGGCGAAGACGGCCCCGGCTGCCATCGGCGGCGGGGCCGTGTGGCAGATTCTCGGAGACATGGCGTATCATGACGGCACGCTGGTCCTCATTTCGCAGATCGACAACGCTGGCACCTACACCGGGAAGGTCAACGTTTCGACTGATGACGGGACGACTTGGAGCGGTTGGGACACGATCCCAGAGTGGACGACCACAACGAGCACTATCCAGCCTACCGTGGTCTACTCCGAAGGCTACGGCGGTTGGATTCTAACGAACTGTTTCGGACATGTGTTTCTGTGCACTGGGGATCCTTCTGTCGGCGCCAATTGGGTTCGACAGACCAGCGGATCCCCGACGGCCTACATTATCGACGGGGGCGAGCTGTTCGAAAATACTTTCGTGGTTGGAAAAGTGATCGGACAGGTTGTCATTCGGGACGAAGCGGACTGCCCGATCTTCGATCTGGTTGTGTCCGACGACATGTTTGCGACGTGGCGCGCGTATTCCGGAATTCAGAACTGCCAGAAATTCGGCCGTTTCATCGCATACTACCTCTACGGAGACGAAGTGGCGATCTCCCGCGGGCTCCCCCCGCTGGATGATCTTGCGTACGGGATCCCGACGTGATACCTTGACGTCGTGGAGCTAGCGGATCCGTCTGGGCTACCTGTCGTCTCGACCTATTACGAGGCACTGAACCGCCCCAATCAGTGGACGGTTGAGCTGGATACTTGGGAGAGCTTCGCGACTCGGCTGGCCAGCTACGGACACCGGCGCGACATGACGAAGCACGCGGCTCCGCTTGTTTCCCTGGTCCGCTTGCGCGACGGGGGGCACCGGTGCCGTGAAGACGTGGTCTCGGTTCACGGGATGTGCCTGGACTTCGACGACTGCCCGCTTGAGCAAGTTGTCGATGCGGCCGCCCGCTTCAAGCAAGACGGCATTTCGTTTCTCTGGTACACCACGTGGAGCCACGGGCAACCGACTGCGAAACACTTTGCGGGCTGGCGGTTGATCGTCCCGCTTGCGGCGCCGATGGATCCTCGTGCGTACGATCGCGCGCTCGAATGGGTGTGGGCCCGGTACGCGCATTTCGCTGACCGTGAAGCACGAGGGGTCGAACGCGCATTCTTCGTGCCGTCTTGTCATCCAGCGCGCGAACATCTGGCACAGCTGTTCTACCAACCCGGGGTAGGGTTGACGATCCCCCCCGAGGTGTTGGCAGGGCAACCAATCGAGCGACCGCCACTGGCGCCCGTTCCTGATCGTCCGGTGTGCGAGGTGGACGAGTCAGTCTTTCGCATGCTAGCAGCGCGTTGGAAACGGTCCACGTCCCCAGCGCATCTTGATCTAGCAACGCGACTGCAAAAGGTGCTGGAAGGGATCCCGTTTGCGTCGGCGGGGGAGCGCGACACGATCCTTTGGCGGCTTCTCTCTGCCATCGTGCACGCTTACCCCGACGTGTCCGCGGATTCGATCTCTCAGTTGTTCCAGCTGTCGCTAGACCGCATGGCGCAGATTGAGCCTGCGGATCACTTCACAGACGCAGACGTAAGAGAGAAGCTGGAACGCGCGCGAGTCGGAGTGCTCGCTTCCCGCAACGCGGATATGCCGTCCGAGCGAGTCGAAGCGATTCGTCAAGCGTTCGGGACAGACCGTACCGCCCCCTACTCGCTTGAAGAATGCGAAGCGATTCGGCAGTCACTCAACGTGCCCCCCGATGCGATGCCGCATGCGTGGATCCTACAACATGAAACAGACTATTACTTCGTCGGACCGAACGCGGAGCTAGTGCATTGCAGTCGCGAGGCTTTCCCCAACGTCGCACGGGTCGTGCTCGCCCCCGCTCCGGTCAACTTGCATGTGGTGGACAAGTCTGGGATCCGGTCCCTCACACGCACCGAACTGCTTGAGAAGTACTCAACCCCACTGCGAAGCGTCGCGCGCTCGCTAGTCGAATCGAAACCGCGAATCGATTTGGTGCGTCGCGCGCTGACTCTGCCAGCGTGTCGGAAGCGGAGCCTTGCCCCAACGTTCGATCCTCAAATCGACGAATGGCTCAAAGCACTGGCCGGCGTCAACTATACCCGGCTCTTGGCGTGGCTGTCGTTCGTCCCCGATCTGTCGCGGCCGTTGACCGGGCTGGTGTTGACCGGGCCCAAGTCGGTTGGGAAATCGATGCTAGCTCGGGGGCTCTCCAGGCTTTGGACGACTACGGGTCCGAGCACCTTGATAGACGCGCTAGGAGGGTTCAACGCTACGCTTGAGCGTTGCCCCTTCGTTCACGCGGACGAGTCGGAAATTCCCACAGACTTCTCCGGCAACGAACGCACCGGCGCGTTGCGGGAGTTGATTCAGTCCACGTCGCGACAAGTCAACGAGAAGTATCGCAGGGCCGTCACGCTCGAAGGGGCGATCCGGTTGCAGATTAGCGCGAACAACGAAGACGTATTAGCACTGAACGCGCATTTGACGAAGCAAGATGTGGACGCGGTTGCCGAACGCTTCACACACATCCGCTGCTCTGCCGACGCTGCAGTGTACCTAGCCGACCTGGGAGGGTGGGACGCATGCGAACCGTGGATCGAAGGGGATTCGCTTCCGAAGCACGTGCTTTGGTTGTATGAGCATCTGGGCTCCCGTTGGGAGGGACGCTTCGGTGTACCTCCCGCGCCGAGCCTGGTGTCGAAGCTGACCGTAGCAGGGGGCGTTCGGGCGCATCTGTGTGAGCTATTCGTTCGGGTGCTCCGAGACTCGGCTCCGTTGGACGAAGGCGCAACGGTGCTAGCTGGACGCCTGGTCGTTCACCTGGACTGGATTTTGACGAACTGGCAACGTGTGCTCAATCGGATCCGACAACCATCGACTAGCGCAATCATCAAAGCGCTCGACGGTCTGGGAGAGCGCGTCGGTTCTGAAATCAGCTACACCGCCATTGACACCGATTTACTGGTTGCGTGGGCAGAGTCTTCGGGGTACGGTAACCGGGTACGGGTGGAAGCGTGGCTAGCAAACCATTGAGAGTCTCTGCCACTGCGTGGAGCATGTTCGCCGATCCTGAGCACGGCTGCTGCCGACGCTGGGCATGGGAGTACATCGCGGGGCGCAAAGGCCCGCGATCGGACTCGCTCGAATTCGGCGACCGCGCACACCAGATCGCGGCACAGTTTCTGATTGACGGATCCCCTCCGCCGATCGAAACGAAAGAAGGCCGGTGCGTGCTCGAAGGGATCCCCTACTTACCGCGCCCGGGGACAGTACAAGTTGAGCAACGCTTTCGCTTCGAGCTTGACGGGGTAACGTTCACCGGTGCGATTGACGTCGCGGATCCGGCAGAGCGCCGCAAGCTCGATCACAAATTCGTATCGGGTCCGAAGTTCGCGTTGACGCCGGAGACACTTCCGCACAACCCCCAAGCTTTGCTGTATGTGCTCGCCCCGCCGACTTGGGAAGTCACGAAGCTACGGTGGGTGTACTACTCGAAGAAAAGTCGGAAGGCTTGGCCAGTCGATGCTGAAGTGTCGATCCTGGACGTGCTGTCCGAAGTCCGCAAGCGCATCGTCCCCGGCGCACAGCAGATGATAGCGCTTCACGCGATGTTTCAAAACGTCCCAACCGATCACTTGACCGGTTGGATCAACGATCTAATCCCCAACCGACCGGGTACGTGCAACGCTTTCGGCAAGCCGTGCCCCCATGCCGGCTACTGCCGGTTGATAGGAGCCCCAGACATGACAGATCAGCAAACCCCCGACTTGGCACAGATCAACGCGCTGCTGGCACAGCGTCAAGCCGAGCTGGCGCAAGCCGGCCAAGTGCCGGGTACGCCCGCTGCGCCAGGATACCCCCCGCCGCAGGCCGCTCCCGCACCGCCCGCCGCACCGCAGGCCGCTCCCGCACCGCCCGCCGCACCGCAAGCCAGCGACTGCCCGCCCGGATTCGATCCCGCGATCTGGCCGACGCTGGATCCAGCGGTTCGCGAGCAGCTGCGTTCGACCATGCAAACGATCCAGCAGACGGCCCCCATCAACCCACCGGAACACCAGCAGGCACAAGCCGCTGCGCCGACAGTGCTCGCGAGCACGGCCGTAATGGGGATGGCAGCCGAAGCTGGAATCGAGCTGTCCACGATCCAAGGCACTGGCAAGAATGGCCGTGTGACTCAGGGGGATGTGAAGAAAGCGATCAAGGCGAAGCAGACCGCCGCGCCCGCGCCCGCCGCGCCACCCGCGCCCGCGCCGCGACAGGTACCCCCACCTCAGCAGATCCCGGGGATGGCCCCCAATGCGCCGGCCGCTTCGATGCCAATGCAAATGGCCCCGCCGACTGCGTTGCCGACCGCTGCGCCGCCAGCACAAGCGCCCGCACCCCAGCTCCCCCCTGGACAGCAAGCGCCACCCCCGAGCCCCCAGCTCGCCCAGGCCGACCGCTTGACGAAAGCGATCGAACACCTCTCGTTCGCGAACGAGCAGCTACTCAACTATCTACGAAACAAGTGAGCCGGATCGCGCAACTCCCACGCCGTCAACCGCTCGCCGGAGCTGAACTCGTTCCGACGTTGACGGCGTGGCTGCGCACTGCATGCGGCACAATGCAGCTGCGTACGATCCAAGCTCTGGCGCTGGCGGAGCTGCTGATGGCAGGCGGGTTGTTCTGCGCGGCACGGGTGGGCGCCGGCAAGACGCTCATTTCAGGGCTCGCCCCCACAGTGCTCAACTCGCGCCGGCCGCTGCTAGTTGTACCGGCCGCGTTGGTAGAGAAAACGCACCGCGAATTCGCCGCGCTTCGGGTGCACTGGAAAATCCCCTATCCCCGTATCATCTCCTACACCCAGCTTGGATTGCGAAAGCACGCCGATGCGTTGGCGCAGTATGCGCCGGACTTGATCATATTCGACGAAGCCCAGCACCTGAAGCACGTGAAGTCGGCTGCGTGCGCGCGCCGCGTTGCTCGGTTTCTGGCTGCGCCTGAGAATCGTGAAGTGCGGGTGGTTGTCCTGACCGGAACCCCAGCGCGCAAATCCTTGAAGGACTATGCACACTTGCTTGTGTGGGCGTTGCGCGACCGTGCTCCCGTCCCGCACGATCCGGATCTCATAGCCGAATGGGCCGCGCTGCTGGATGACGAACACAACTCCGACACTTGGCAATCCCTCGACTATTCGATCCTCGTTCCGCATTTGGGGCACGTGCACGATCGAGATTCCGCGCGGCTCGCATTCCAGGATCGGTTGAAGCACACTCCCGGGGTGGTCATCTCGGCGGACGCTTTCACCGGCTCCGCGTTGACGCTCGCGCCGATCTGGTTGGATGCACCCGGATATCTTGACGAGCACTGGGAACGGCTTCGCGAGTTGTGGACTATGCCCGACGGGTGGCTTCTCGCTGATAAGGCGATCGGTGTCTGGCAGTCGGCGCAGCAGCTCGCGCTCGGTTTCTACTATCGCGCCGAACCGAGACCGCCGGACGATTGGAACGACGCACGCAAAGAGTGGTGCCGTTTCTGCCGGCGTGTGTTGGAAGCCTCCGAAGTCTACGACACCGAAGCGCAAGTGCGCGACGCATGCGTAGCGGGGAAGCTACCATCCCACGCATGGGACGCTTGGGAGTCGATTCGCCCCAGCTTCGAACTGCATACCGTGGCCGAGTGGCTGTCGGTTCACGCGCTGGAAGCGGCGGCGGCTTGGGGCCGCGACGGGGGGATTGTGTGGACGAACCATCGCGCTTTCGGCACGGCCCTGTCGAAGCATACGGGGTGGGCCTACTTCGGATCGGGCGGGCTCGACGCGACTGGGCGCGCCGTTGACGCGGTGAAGGACCGGACGATCATTGCTTCGATCAAAGCGTGCGGCACCGGACGAAATCTTCAGTATCAGTTCAACCGCAATCTGTTCGTGACACCGCCGACCGCTGCGCTAGACTGGGAACAGTTTCTCGGACGCACACACCGTGACGGCCAACCGTGTGCCGAAGTGGCTGCGGCGTACTTCATCGGCTGTCTTGAAAATCTGGTCGCTGTGCCTGTGGCGTTAGGGTACGCTCGATACACGGAAGCCACGCTCGGCCAGCCCCAGAAGCTTCTGCAGGCAGAACTCACAGAACCAAATCTAGAGCGGGCGATTGGGCCCGCGTACGGGCGTCTTGCTCAGTGAACACGAAAGGATCGATCATGCTAACCCCCGAACAACTCGCAGCGCTCCCCCCGCAAATCCGCGACCAGATCCTGGCGAACCAGGCGCCGCCCCCGACTGCCCCCGCTGCGGCCCCGGGCTACCCTCCGCCCCCGACTGGCCCCGCTGCGGCCCCGGGTTACCCGCCGCCCCCGACTGCCCCCGCTGCGGCCCCGGGCTATCCCCCGCCCCCGACTGCCCCCGCTGCGGCCCCCGCTGCGGCCCCGGGTTACCCGCCGCCCCCGACTGGCCCCGCTGCGGTCCCGGGCTACCCTCCGCCCCCGACTGGCCCCGCTGCGGCCCCGGGTTACCCGCCGCCCCCGACTGCCCCCGCTGCGGCCCCGGGTTACCCGCCGCCCCCGACTGCCCCCGCTGCGGTCCCGGGCTACCCTCC